AATAGTGTAAGTTTGTTGTTTATTGTTTGTCATTGCTTAGATTTTGTTTTTAATTGTCCGTACCATTCTGAAAATTTCTTGTTCATATTATTTTTTTATTGTTTGTCATTGTTTACCTCCTTGTATTTTATCACGCATCCATTTTGCGCCGTATTTCAAAATGCATCCATTTTGCACCAAATAAAAATCCCTTGTCCCATTCATCCATTAATCCATGAAGCGGTTTAATTGCATTTTTAAGTATTTCCTCATCACTTGGTAGTTCGATGGGGGTTAGTGAGTTTACAATATCACATTCTTCTGATGTTATTAGATAATGATATTTGTCTGCCATTTGAATAGCATCTCTCATTTGTTCTTCTGTGTATAGTTTCATTTGTTTATTGTTGCTCATTTTTTTGATTTTCTGCGTTTAATTTTTCGTTCTTCTTTGTATTCTTTGATTCTTAAAATCTTGCTTTTTGCTTGGTTTTCTTTGGTTTCTTGGGCCCTCATAAAAACTAAAAGGGCCCCAAATATTTCACCATTTATTTTCATCCAAAACTGAACCCGAGATTTTTAATATACACCCTGTTGAAGTTTTTCCAATTCCTGTTGATGTAGAGTGATATTGCTGATGACCTCATAAAGAACCGTTATCAAGCCGCCATTTGTGATTTCTACAGAAACTCCCAAATTTGGGTGTTCGGGTAAATCAAACCAAAGGCTCGTCCACGTTGCATTATCGTTTTCAATCGCTTGAAGTTCGTATCCATCACCCTCGTAATATGGGGAACTGAAGTATTCATACTTTTCACTAATGGGACCGTACTTTGATTCCAAAACACCCACCATAGAATTGTACTTGGTTTTTGATGATTCCCACGTTTCCGTGCCTGAATAAATAATCAACAGTTTTCTGACCTTTTTAGAAGTGATAGTGTGATACACCGTAACGGTGACTTGTTCGTTTACAAGTTTTCCTTTCAAACTTGTGTAACTACCGTCAGTTTTGTTGACCACGAAGCCTTTCGAAACCAATGCATTGATGACCAAATTTTTGTGTTGGTTCAATTGGATTCCATAAAAAACCTGTGAACTGAGTTGAATTGGCATCCATATACAAACGATTGCAAGGAGCACTGATTTTTTGAGATACATTTTGAGTGTTTTCATATTTTGTTTTTGTGTTTTACGTGGTGGATGTAATCGGGCAACAATTTGCGGAATGAATAAGACTGAACGAATTCTTTGAACATCTGCTCAAAAAACTCATATTGCTTGATTTTGTGTGAGCGCAAAAGAGTGTTAAAACTGTCTCCTAAGTCTTGGGGGTATGTAAAGGCAAAAGACGTAGACTCTCTTTCGGTATTCGCGATGCGCTCGGATTGTTTGATACGGTCAATAATCATATTTCTATATCGGGGACGTTCTATAGCAATAAGCATCATTCCACGGGCAACATCAGAAAGTTTATATCCTGAATCTTTTAATTGACGGGCAAACATCGTTGCAATCGCAGGGTCTACACAAACTTGTGTTCCTTTTTTCTGAATCTTCACCTTTGGATTAAGGGATAATCCTACTTCATTTTCGGGATTCGTTTGGACATAGGATTCGATTGGAGCCTTTGTAATATCCGAAAATTCATCCTTGTTAATATTGGCTTCCACGGATAAAGCAATGTTCAAATTGTGATTTTTCGTTTCGAGTTGCTTGATTTCAGCCCTTAGCATAATGTTCTCTTCAACCAATTGACGATTGTAAATAAGCATTTCCCTAATAATCATAGGGGTTTCAGAATTTAGTGTTTCACTTTCCTTGTGGCTCAAGTCAAACAGCGGGGTTTTGCGAATGTGGTGTTCCATTTGATGTGTCATTTTTGTTTGTTATCTATTTGTTTTCTCTATGCAAGATTAGTGCGTCTATTTTATTTCTGCAATAATGTTGATAAAAAATCTTCGTTGATGTTTGTGAATGGACAAAAATGTTTGTGAATGGTTTTAATATGTTTAGAAAATAGCAAACAGGCTGAGATTTTAAGAAAATACGATTTGACAAAAATGGGCTTGGTAACATTATATGTAACGTCAAAAGTAATGAAATATAACAATATAGTCAAACAGTTAAGTAACATTATCGTAACGGTAAGTGGAACGATACGGGTAACGGTGCAAAATACTTTACAGATTAGCCAAATGTGAATAAAGAAGAATTGCTGTTTTGAAAAAGTTAGCGTAAAATTGCACTTATGGAAGATTCAACTTACGAAGAAATCTACAACATTGTAGAATTTGCGATTGACGATGCGATTATCACATACGACATCGATGAAAGGCCAATTATGGATAAGGTCAAATTACACGAAGTGATTACAGAAATAATTATGAAGCGCGAAAAGGCCCTGAGGAAACGCTTGAACAAGGAAATAAATGAAAGTGTAAAAAATATTTTGGAAAATAATTGACTTATTTCCTAAAATAATTATTTTTGCCCCTACAAGCATAACAACTATGAGTATAATTGAGCCATTTCCCGAAGGTTTTGACCAACAGGACCATTATGAAAAACTGTTTAATAGCGATGACAGTCAAGAGTTTTGCAATTGTGACATTAGCGAAGAATTACAGGATGAAGATGGGGTGTGTAGCGTTTGCGGATATAAATATGAATAAATACGAATAAATATGAATATGGATACAATAACATCACAGCCATTTTTGACTACGGTAAGCGCACTATTAGTCATTGGATTAATTAGGGTATTAAAACAATTAGCCTCAGAAAAAAGACATCGTTTAAAAGAACTTGAGTCTTTGGATGAAGACGAGGACGATGAATATGACCCCGAAACCGAATTGGGTATTGGTGCTTATCAGAAGCCAATTGCGTTCAGTCAAAACGAAATAGTTTTGAATCATTTGGCGAGCGGTTTAATGTGTGATAAAGAAATGGCCAAGAAACATAAAATCAAGAAGTTATCGGCTGTCATATCCACGCTGAAGAAAAAAGGTTATGTAATCGACTACGTGAAGGTTGGAAGCCGCAAGGGGTATGTATTCAAAAATTAAAAATGGCAATCACTAAATTGGCAAAACTGCTCATTCTGAAAGGGATGACGCAACAGGAATTATATAACCTTGTTCAACAAAAAACGGGAAAAGCGATACAATTGTACCGTATAAGTACAATGGTGAATGGTAAATTGACTGATTACAAAGTAAGCACAGCGCGAACTTTGGCAAAAGCCTTAGAAGTTTCAACCGATGAAATAATCGAAGACCACTTTGAAAATTAAAGACTTCTTTAAACGGGTAGTTAGTAAAGGTGAGCATCATATGATGGTGTGGGTGGTTGTATTTGCAAATCTTGATGAACCAATTTCCTTATCGAAGATTGGTCAAAAGGTGCGCATTTCTAAAACCCACGTTTTCAGGATTATTCAATGGGGAATCGATGTTTTGAAAGAATTGGAAGTGGAGTGTCAATACAGTAGTGACTCTAACGGAATCACGGTCAGTGTTGGAAAAGCCGCAGTGAAAACAAAAGAAATTTCAAAAGTCGCGCAAGAAACAAAATCAATGCCGACAGCAAAAAATACCGAAACTACCATTCAGATTATTCTGTACCTGAATGAAAAAGCAAACAAGAATTTTTCAGTTGAAGCAAAAGAGGCTAAAAGATGCATCAATGCGCGTATTTCAGAAGGATACTCACTGAATGATTTTAAAAAGGTGATAGATATAAAAGTCAGCAAATGGCTAAACACCCCACAGGAAGACTACCTCAGACCCATAACTTTATTCGGAACCAAATTCAATTCTTATTTAAATGAACGACCCCAAAACGAACAAATCACTAACCAAAGTAACATCGCAAGAACAATCGCTGTCGCTAACAAAGTCGCAAGCGAACTTAGCGGTATGGACTCGGAATAGTGTTGAAAAGGAAGTAGTGCTCGCGGCCTACGGAAAGCAAATTGGAAACTACACAACCACGGAGGACTTGACCAAATTGATTGGGATGGTAACGAAGTGGCGCATTATGTTGGGTCTGAGTAAGGAAATGAGTGAAGAGGAACTGAAAATAAACGTACAGTTCATCAAAACCAATTATCCAAAATTTACCCTAAAGGACATTGATATAGCAATCAATTGGTCCTTGCAAGGCAAACTTGGAGTAACTGTAGAACCGTATGGCGCGTTTTCGCCTCTGTACATCAGTCGTATCTTGAATGCCTATGGTGCTAAGTCCGAAGAAATGATTAACGAAGTGCTTCAACGGAAAAAGTTGGAGGCTCGATTACAAGCATCAGAAAAGACCGTTTTGACCTACGATGAAAGTGTCAAACAACGGAGGGAATACATCGTTTGGTTTATCAATAAAATCAAAAATGAAAACAAATACATTGGTGACTTTGACAACATTATGTGGGATTTCGTAACCAAATACAACCTGATAAAAGTCAATGAAAAATGGACTGAGCAAGCGAGTGAATTTGCAGATGGTGAAATTTTGCGCGAAAATATGGATGAAGGCTATGCCAAATTTTATGACAAATTGAATTTCAACGATAAGAAGGTCGAAATGAAAAAGCGTCGTGAAATGTATGGACGTTACTATCTCCTAAAGAAGTATTTTGACACCATTGAAAACCCTGCGAATTGGATTTCCCGATACGATGACAATATGTTAATAGCACCACCAAAAAACAAGTAAAATGGACGAATTTAGCACCCTTTGTTTGGGTATTCCAACAATAAACCAAGCGGAACTTTTGAATAAAGCCCTTGAGACCTACAAAGACACGTTCTACGGTAGGCACATTTTCATAGTAGATAACGGAAATCAAAAAATCAATAGGGTTTCTCAGGGAATGAAAATTATGCTCCAAAAGCAAAACATAGGAGTTGCTGCCTCTTGGAACCTGATTTGTAAAATGGCGTTTTCTCAGGGATACACCCACGTAGCAATAATGAATGATGATATCGTTTGTGAAAAATATGCTGACGACCTTGAAGACTTCATTGATATTACAGGAGCGGGAATATATACAGGGTATAAAAACTTCTCAGTGTTTATCATTTCATACGAAACATATAAGTACATTGGACCTTTTGATGAAGACTTTATAGGAGCCTATTTTGAAGACAGCGATTACTTGTACCGATGCAAATTGAAAGGGGTATTTATCGAGCAAACAGAGTTGCTTAATCCTGAAGTTTACAACCAATCAATGAGTATTCGTAAAGACCCACAACTGAATAAAAATTTTGAGGAAAACAAAGCCCGTTACCTAAAGAAATGGGGCGGTGTTCCAACTGAAGAAAAATATTTAACCCCCTACAACCAATAATATGAACAATCAAGAAAAAAGAATCCAACCGTCAATATTTGATTGGATGGTCAAATTGTTTGAGTTCCCTGCAACACTGATTATTTCAATGATGTGGGCCCTAAGATTTATTTATTTGGCCAAAAAAAGGCAATTCGACACGGAGGACTTCAGTATCTCACTGTTAAGGGTTTGGAAAGAGAATGTCGATTACGCAAGTTTTCACCTTTTTCTTTGGAAAATGCCCGTGACCATCATTTTTTATGTATCATTAATCCTATTTATGATTTTTTTATGAAATTCAGAGACCCCAAAATTTATGCTGTAGAAATACACAGTAAAGACCCTTTAAGAAAGGTCAGTAGCCCGTTTGAATATTTGTACGAATACTCAATTAAAGACGGATGGTACAATGGTTCAAAGCAACCTGAATTTGCAAAAAAAATGTCTTTGTCTGAGGCGAGTATGTTCATTTCCACATTCTCCAAAATGTATCCCGAATTTTTCCATATCACGTTGATTAAATCATACAATGTGCCCGTGGAATTAGGTAAAAACAACACTATCGTATTGGAATCAGCAATGAATTCGATGGAATAATCAATTTCAAAAAAATATTTTAGAAAATATAATTATGAGCGAAGAAAAAAAAGCCCCCGCACCTATTCAGATTTCACACACCTACAGTCTTGTCGAGTACAATGTGGTGAAAAAAGCCAAAATGTTACAAAAGGATGGTTTTATGGTAAAATGCCATAAATGCGGCCCTCAGTTGATTCCAAACAATCAATTGGGCACATTGGTCCCCCTTTACGAACATTGTTCTACACACTGCTCGAGAGCGTTAATTGGTGTTGAAAATGACAAGGTAGTCTACATTCAAACTTGTGAAGTACAGAATCAAAAGTTTGTGATTGATAACGCAAACATTTCAACTGAAAAGGAAAGCCCCTTGTTTGTAAGTCGATGAAGAGAATCTTAGCGTATATGGACTTTGACTGCCCTACGGGGTTCGGCAACGTGTCCAAAAACCTTTTTGAGAGACTCACGCCATTCTTCGAAAAGAATGATATTCAAGTGGACGTGTGCGCAACGAACTATGGCAATAAGGAAACTTTACACTACCACAAAAATGTGACTGTATATAATGCGAAATCATTTGCCAAAAATATGAGTGACAAATGGTATCGCGATGGGTTTTTAAAATTATTGCAAAGCAAACCTTACGACCTCGTATGGATGATGAATGATTTGCCCGTTATCGATGCATTTATGTCATTGATGCCCGTGATTAGGGAAAGTAAGGTCAAGTTGATGCATCCTGAGTTCAAACTATTGTTGTACACACCCATCGATAGCAATCCCGACCCATCTTGGTTTAAACACGCAAAAGATTTTGACCAAATAATCACTTACACCAAATATGGTTTTGATGAAATACAAAAAATCAAACGGTTGAAAAACCTTGAGGTTATCCCTCACGGATTTGACACTAAGAATTTTTTCGAACAATCAGGTCAGAAAGAAGAGTGCAGGAAACGCGTAGGGATACCTCAGGGTAAATTCGTCATCGGGACGGTGAACAAAAATCAGCCACGAAAAGATATGGCTAATGCTTTAATTGCGTTTGCTGAATTTAAAGACACTTTAACCAAGGGACATAATGTGTGTTTGTATCTGCACACATATTATGACGACCCAACAGGGGTGAATTTACGAACAGTAGGAGATAAATTGGGGCTTGTTTGGGAAAAGGATTATACAATGCCGATGCACAAAAAGTACACTGACGGGGCCTACACGCTTTCCGATATGAATGATGTTTACAATTCTTTCGATGTGTTTTTGACCACGTCTACGGCAGAAGGGTGGGGATTAACTTTAACTGAAGCCATTTGCTGTAAACTTCCAATCATATTTGGATATCACACGTCTCAAAAGGAAATAGCGGCACCTTTGAAGTCGGGAAAGTGTATTGAATTGACGAAGAGCGTTCAAATTCACGATGGTAACGCAATTCGTTACAAATTGAATCCTACCGAGATTGCTAAATGGATGAATTTATTCTACAAGCAATATCAAGCAGGGGAGAAGGAGAATTTTGATAAGTATGACGAAGTGATAAAAAAGTACAATTGGGATTCAATAGCAATTGAATGGTCAGTGATTATTGCTAAATTGCTTAAATGAATTGGGAAACCTACTTGACTACATTATTGGTGATATCGAACATCACTTGGCTTTTGTTATTTAGAGTCGTTCATAAAGTTGCTGAATCAAGACGTGACATTATCAATCAACTTTTGGAGGAAAAGAAAAGGGCGTAACATTCCGCTACGCCCACTCCTCAGCCGAGTTTGTTCAGACAAACTTGATACAAGTCGTTAATTAACGATTCTTGTAAACCAAGTAAGCGAGCAAAGCAATGGTAACGGTGTTGTGAACATTCACTCCACCCAACCAATTGGGGCTTTTGATGTCGAAAAATCCATTCATAGTTTTTTTGTCATAAATTTGACTCTACAAATATCAATTACAAATTCATTGAATATGTAAGGTGGTTAATTGTAGTAAAATAAAATCAATCAATTTGCTACAACTAAATCAAAATCAATCACTTACGCGTAATCAATAATGAATAATTGATATTAAAGGAAACTTAAAACCACTTTAATACATTCAATTTACATCATTATGAGAAAAGGTCGTAAGTCTTTATCGCAAACACCCGCACCAAAAAAGGAACAAATAAGGGGTAGTAAAACCAATCCCGCAGGAAGTGCTTCGAGTAAATCGAGTGCTAAATCTATTCAGTTTAGCGATGCGACTGAAAAAACCATCCGCGCGAAAGTGGCAGCACACAACCTGAAATACCCAAGCAAGAAAATTACGGTGGCTACAGCCAATGCCGTTGTCCGTAGAGGGATGGGAGCATATTCGGTAAGCCACAGGCCCACAATAAGCGGTGGGGCCCCAAATTCGCGCACAGCGTGGGGAATTGCAAGGCTAAATAAGTTTATGGAAAAGAAAGTCGGAAAGCCCGTAAAGGCCGCTTATGTTCAAGATGATGACTTACTTTGAGATAGATATGGCTATATGTTTGAATTATAAGAAAAATACACCAAATTTGTACTAATATGTCATTCAAAGACAGTTTAAATAAACATTACGCTCACACTCAAAATTCGGTGAAAAAATACGAAGTGGGTGGTAAGGTAGTTACCAAAAAAGGGGCTACCAATGATGCGAAGAAAGGAGGTTATTTCGATGGTAGGCCGCACTCACAAGGTGGTATCAAGGCCGTGAACATCGACAATGACCAACCTATAGAAGTAGAAGGTGGCGAAGTCGTTATTACAAAACGCGCAGTAGCCGACGATACAAAAAAAGAATTCCAAGGCAAGATGATGACTAACAAGGAAATCTTGTCAAAAATAAATGAATCAGGTGGAGGGGTATCTTTTGCAAATGGAGGCGAAGTCAAATTGGAGGAAGATGAATATTATATTTCTGATGATGATTTGAATTTTGATATTGATGAAAAGGAATTTGCAGATGTTGGAACTATTCCTGAAGATGGATTTGATTTCACTCTTGATGAATTACAAACGAGGGTTTTAAAACTAATTGACAATGTAACTGTAAGTGATGGTATTGTTCCTTACGCAGCCTTAGAATCTGTTTTTGGCGACCAACTGAGAACGGAAAGGACTTTACAACGTTTACTTGCGGATGGTTTAATTGAAAATTATGCAGGTAGGATAGGCGAGTATGTAATTACTTCTATGGGCAAAGATTATTTGGCTGCACAATCTACACAGACAGATTCAACCAAGGTCATTCTTCCTGAAAACCAACAGCGTATTTTAGAAATAATGATTAATGAGGGAAAGTCAGAAATTCCTTATATTCAACTTAGAGATAAGTATATACAAAAATTTCCAAAAAGCAGAGGGGGAGATGATGTTTTGGAAGCCGTGCGTGAAATGCTCAGTTCTAATTTGATTATTGATTCTGCAAAAGGCTATACAATTGGTCCTTTAGGTTTTGATAAAATTGATGAAGTACGTCAGTCAAATCGGAATCAAAATTTGCAAACATCAAATCAAGGTAATCAGTCTCGAGAAATTGAATCAATTCGAGTTAAAATCAAAGATATTCAAGACCCGAATGGAACTAAAAACGGTATTGTAAACAAATACCGAGGCCCCTATCAGAAAATTTTTGAAAATATAGCAGTATATGAGAATTATGAAGAATATTTTCAAGATTTTGGTAAGGATACAAAGGGTAGAGATTTGAATGAATTTTATATTAAAATTATAAATCCAAAATTCAAAATTGACTCTGAGTCAGCAATTAAAGAAATAAATAGATTAAATCGAGTATCGGTTACAGAGGTGATTTACAAAAATTCACCGAGCACTGAAGGAGTTCAAGTAAATCCTTTGTTCGAAGAATTTCCATATTTTGCTCCTGACGCTGTCAAAGAGTACAATCCTCAGGTTCTTACAGTAGAACCAAGGTCTATTGAGATTGCAAGTTCAGCGGCAGGTTTAAAAAACATAATATCTGAAAAGAAAAAAATAATAGAGATTACTTCTCAATTATTACAAGATGTACCTGTTGAAAACGTCTTGGAAAGAGTCGAAATGTCGCTCCTATTAGATGCCGAGCAACAAGAGTTGAATTTATTGGCAAATCCAAACTTAAAATATTTAAACATACTTGGTACGGGACGCGCATTTGATAAAAATACCTTGGATACACTCATAGAGAATGCTCAGATAGAACAAAATAATCTTGAAGGACGAAGAAGTATTGCGAATGAAAAAAATATCTTAGGCAAGTTTAAAAGTTTTCTTGACTACTGTGGTGTCAATAGTGATTCTTATATTGCTAATTGGTTAAGTAATTTTTTTGGTAATTGGATTTTTTATGCTGAATATTCGAATTATGATTATGCACTGTTGAGTGATATAAATAACTTACCTGCAGCAATAAGTCGGGTAGGTAAAGTTACAGAAGTTCAAGGAAAAAGTGGTTTAGAGTATATGTATGCTCCTGAAATTGTATTTCAAGGATTGTCTAAGATTTATGATAGAGTGGGATTTGAGGTTTTCCCAATTTCGTATTACGCAGTAAACTATGATTATGCGGATTGGTTTGCAACCACGAAAGGACAAAGATTAGGTACGCAAGGGGTTATACTTCCGTGTATTTTGAATATTCGCAGGCCATTAGATTTAAGTTTTTTTGGAATCCAAAAAATAAGCCCTACAAAATTTTTTGATGCTGTTTATCTTCAAACAGGATTGTCACCTGAGGACCTGAAGGTGAATCCTGCATTTTTATCAGACAGTACGCCTGACCTTGAGGTTTGGGTTTATATTAGAAGTAATGTTGAAATGTTAAAAATACTAAAGGAGTCAAAAATCTGTGATGGTATCCATATGTATGAAAATAATCCCGCAGTTGATGTATCCGATAAGGCTTATCAAACCGAAGTTTGGATTACTTTTTATCCTGAGCAGACCAAAGTTCTTCCGTTATATAAATTTACGGATTTTCTTCAAAACGGGAAAGAAATGGACAGAGGATGGTTTACTAAATCACAATTTTTAAAAAGTGGAGGTACAATATGAACATTGTTCAAGTAATGAAATTTGGGGGAGTTGATTTAAAATATTATAAAAATGCGGCTGCACTTAATGGTAAAACGCTAAATAATGTTCAAATAGATGATGAGTGGGAGAATGCACAATATTATGCTTTAGAGGATTTCTATGCACTGCCGCCCGAACAAAAAATACCAATATTGATACAAATATCAAGAGTTTCGGGCAGTAAGATGTTTTTGGTTGGATTTTTTCAACACGAATTTCTTACAGCAAAAAATTATTCGCGTGACGAAAATGTAAATTTAGAAATGATAATGAATCCTGTTGTCATTCCAAATTCGTATGGCTTTTACTACGAAGAAGAGGCGTATGATTTCTTTATGGACCTAAATGAGCGTTTTAATCAGCAGCAAACAGGCAATCCACCACCACAACCACCTGAAGAACAAAAAATTTTATTAGGCAGATTTGATATAAATTCTGATAACATATTATACGTGTTTAGTTCTTCCATACAACCCGATGCGAGCGGTAACTTTATAGGAGAATATGTCACAACTTTAACGGATACAAATACGGCTTCGACAAGTCCAAAATCTAAAGAGATAACTACGACTATTAATGGGGAAGAATATGATTTGTTGTTATTGTTTGACCAAGATTTTTCTGATAAAACATCTTTGCCAATTCCTTCTACCTTTCCACAAGGAGGTGGTGGTCCGAAATCGCAAACTTGGTTTATTATTCCACTGAAAAACGATGGTACGGGTCACGGTACCCCACCACCACAAATGCCTTCACAGGGCTCTCAAGGGTCACAGGGCTCTCAAGGGTCACAGGGCTCTCAAGGGTCACAGGGCTCTCAAGGTTCGGGTGGTTCAGGTGGTTCGGGTGGTTCAGGTGGCTCAGGCGGTTCAGGTGGCTCAGGTGGGTCAGGTGGTTCAGGCGGTTCAGGTGGCTCAGGCGGCTCAGGCGGCTCAGGCGGCTCAGGCGGCTCAGGCGGCTCAGGTGGCTCAGGTGGCTCAGGTGGCTCAAGTGGCTCAAGTGGTTCGCGAGGTGCAAGTACAGCGGGTTCAGCAGGACGTGCAGGAACCTTAAATGGTGGTGGTGATGGTGGTGCTGTTTATGGTAGTACACAAACTTCAGACATACCTCTAATAGAAATGATTGCGGACAATCTGAATAAAACGACAAACCAAGTACGTGGTCAATTAAGAACTGCGGGCTCTGCGATGATGTTCCTTGCATCAAATCCACAATCGGTTGAACCCATTAAACAAAATTTAGGTTTATCGAATTCAAATATCTCGATGAATGAATTGGCAAAAAAAATAATTGAAAAAATAAGAGAATAAATTATATGGCACAAAGAGGCACATTAGAATATTATCAGGACATTGTAAATGATACAACCAATCCTGAGTTAGTTAGAAATCAGGCACAAAAGCAAATTGACCGTTTGGCTTCAATTGGCTCTGCACAGGTTCAAACTGCGGCAACTACGGGCAATTTAGACCCTCAAATTCAAGCGGTCCTTAATGCGATGCAAGCGGCAGTAAATGCTTATGGGGGTAAATCAGCAAATCCACAGCAAATCAAACAAATTGTAGATGACGAAATTGCTAAAGCAAAAATCGATTTTTCTCAATTAAGCGATGGATTAAAGGCGATGCTTCAGTCTCAGACGAAAGTCGAATTGACTTTGCGTCAGATGGCTGCTGTGTCTACAAAAGTTGTAAGCAATGCCTTTATTAAGCGTCCACTTGTTCAAGATTTGTTATCCGACGTACAAGCGCGAAATAACGCTTATTTGTATGGAGGTGCGGGAACAGGAAAAACATATACTGCGGGTGAAATAGCAGATTTGTTGGATTGGGAATTAATTACTTTGAACTGTAACCAATTTACTTCTCCGATTGATATTATAGGAGGTCAAACCATCGATGGATATCAAGAAGGTAAAGTCTCTATGGCTTGGGCAAATGAAATCATTTCTCCTAATGGTGATAAAAGAAAAGTTTCAGGAGTTGTCTTATTGTTGGATGAGTTACCTAAACTTGACCCAAACACTGCAGGTTTGTTAAACGAAGCCTTGGCAAAAGTCAAAGATTTCAAATTTGATAAGGTTACAGGAGCAACAAAGCCACCAACAATTCTAAATGGTAGAAATGAAAAATTGGTTTTGGGTAACTTAATGGTTATTGCAACGGGTAACGTACCCTTGAATACTGTTGACCCTGATTACGAAGCGAACTTTAAACAGGATTTGTCTTTGCAAGACCGTTTTGTGGGAAGCACTTACAAAATTTTCGTGGATTATGAATACGAATTCAATTCTATTATGGAAGGATTTGCATTCATTTGGATTTACGGTACCAAATTACGTGAAAAAATTATTTCACTGAATGCTACAGGGCAAGCGTTTGTTTCCATTCGTCTTATGATGAACCTGAAAGAAACTTACAAGGTTTATAGAGAGGTAGTCGATAAGAATAAGCAAAATGTTGGAAACCAAGCCTTTGATTTAATTACAGACCCTAAAACAGTCGTAGAGTCACTTGTTACTTTTTTGGATTTGTTCAAACCTGCAATCAAACAGGCAATTCAAGACGACCCAAATACCAATCTTGACAACTTCAAAATGGTCTTGGACGCAAAAAATAAAATGCCATATAATGCTAAAGCACCTGATTTTAACACTCAAGATGAAATTAACGAGGCAAATCGTATGATTACTGCATACGAGGCAAGCAAAAATTCATAATCTCTATGGCTTTATTTGGTAATTGGTCGGGATATCCTATTGTTGGTTGGTCATTTGATGACCAAGAGAAGTTAATTGAAGCCATTAAAAAATTTAAGGATGATGGTCGTAGCACACCGACGGCTGCGGACTACGGTCAAAAAGAATATGATGAAGAAATTAGACGTTATAAACGGTTTTTTTATGATACAACCTTCAAAAAAGTTCTTTTTGATTTTGGTTTAAAATTCCAATTGGGAGGTTCAAAAGATAAATCGCGTATTATAACCACCGATAAACCTCAGGGTATTTTTGATTTTTCTTTGGCCTCAAAAGGCTTGTATAGGGTACCTGAATATTACTCAGAAAAGTTAGCAAAAGAAAAACCAAATAGGTTTGCTGAGTATGGTACACTCAGTGGTGTTGTGCCACCAAATTTTGTTCAACAAAGAAGCATTCTTGGTATTCGTCAATTTTACTTTATTGACGAAGACAAAATTGAGTACGTTTGTCAACAATATCAAAAAGGCACTGTTGCAATTAAGGACAATGTAAAAGGCGCAAAATTGCAATTTGCAACCACTACAAAAAAAGTTTATTTGAAGTTTAAAAGGGTAGGTGGTAAAGTCAATTATGTTGAAATTTATTCTTTATTTTATTATACAAGTGTTTATGGAGCAGAGGGTTATGCGTTGAGACATTTACCTGCTATTATGGTTTGTCAATATTTTGAGAGTCTTGGAATTAAGTGTCGTTTTTATCCGACACGATTTGTTGTTTTTAGTTCAGACCATACCATAAGGGAAAAAGATTTGCTGACTGATGCAACTTTGCCTATGTATAATATTCGAAATTTTCTGACCGAGCCATATGATTATTTAACGGTACAACCATTTTTGGCAAAAGAATACGGTGAGGAGTTTGACCCCGCAATTGCTTTAGCAATTTCACAGGAAAGTTCAGGCACAATTTACACCAATGTTATTCAAGAAGCGCAAAAACAAGATTTGGTAGCCGATAACTATCCAACAGGAGGTAATCCTGATTGGCAAGAAATTGATTACAGGGTTGGATTTGAGCGTTATAAAAATAAATATCAAGAATATGTCAAGGCAGGTATTTTTAAGGGTAAGGAAGTGAGACCCGAGGCACAAATACTGTTTCACTCAATGTCAATCAAATATTATCAGGATGTAATTCGTGATACAGCGCGAGATATTTGGGGGTCGCTTCAAATAGATGAAATTATTACCCTTTCTCCATATTACGGTAAATTTATTGAATGGTGGATGAATTTTTGTGCAATGAAATTGCGGGATTATGTTCTATTGTTGAATACAAAAGAACCACGAAAAGAAATGGAATATATTGCAAAAGAAATGAAAAACTTTTTGAGTGAATATGTTTATTATGTAAATAATAAAAATGTCACTTTTGGGGATACAGAATTTCGTGATAGGGTAATTTTTCGGTATATGGGGTCTATTTGCAATCAAGAATATTTAACATTAAACGATAATGTAAATAATGGTATTTTGGAAATTAATCCTGATATAAAAGGATATATAAGTAATTTAATAAACGACGTTGCTATTTATGCTGAAAATGAACCATTTCCTACGCCTGCAGAACAGATTGAAAAAATGGATTTATTAGCAGAAAATTTATATAATGAATTGGAAAGGGTAAACATATGAAAATAAGTCAAAGCGCGTTCAAAACGCTACAGGAAATACTAAAAAATTTACAAATTGCAAGCACCAATGGTGCCAAAGTTCAGAACCTTTTGGTTCTACAAAATCCAATTATTCCCGATACTTTTTTCATCAAGTATGACATTGAATATATGTCAGCGGGTGAAAGAAAATTCGAGCCAAGGCTTACTCAAGTTGACGATGCGGGTCAGCCGATGGATATTAATGACCAATTTGATAACGTGTATCAGAGATACGCAAGTCCAAATTGGGGAGCCATCGAATATAAAGATGTTCCATCCTACAGCAAAACAAGTGTAGGGACTACGGGAGATGCGTATATAATAAGACAATTTCTCAAACAGTTTTTTCCATTTATAAAAACATCTGTTAATAAATCAAGCCGCTCTGTCAGAGTTAAACTTCAAGAATTTCAGATAAATTTTATTTGGGAAGAAAATGGTACTCGGAAAAATTTTTTACTTGATGCCAAGCAATTGGACAATATTTTACAGCCCCTATTTGAAGGTCAAGGGTTTGACGGGATGACAGATTCGTCTTATACAAAGCCTTTGCCGAAAATGTATAATGATGAGGGTTTTGAAGTGAGTTATGGGTACATATATTTATTTGTTGACCCTGAGAATCTTAAAAATACTTACGAAGTAGGACTTGACGATTATACTATAACAAAAAAAGGAGTTCGGTCATATCGCTCTAAAGTGGCAAATGATGGTTCTCAATTGAGGTTTGAGATGCCTGAAAATACCTTTAATTTCATCAAAGGTTTTGCAGGTGCAAATAGTAATGCATCATCACAGACGACCAATCAAAGTGATTTAGTGACTTTGGAAAGAGGTGAAGAAAATCAAAATATGACGGATAACGGAGAATCTTTAACGACTTTGGAACAAGAAATAATTGATTTTTTGGCAGACAAGAATTTGGGTGTGGAGTTGATTAGAATCCGTAATTTTTTCTTAGAGACTACAAATTATGTCGACAGTGATGTTAATCGTGCGATAAGTGATTTGCTTCAAAAAGAATTAATCAATAATAACCAAAGTAGTAATAGTGGATTATTATATATTCTTACTCCAAAAGGTAAATCATATATTACACCAAAACAACCCTCTTTAGATAATCAAAATGACCCTGACCAAATCGTATTTGATAGCAAAAATAAAAGTACATTGACAACAGGCGATATTGCTGCGATTGAGTTTATTACACAAAATTATACCATTTTAAAAGATATGGAGAAAGAGTCTCCTGAATTATACAATGGTATTTCTGAGGGGTTAAGATTGATAATGAGCCTAACCAAAGACGGCACGGGTCAACTCGAGCCTTTCAAACCTTAGATGATTTGGAACTCAATGATGACGAATTAGGCGATGTTGATTTGACCGAATTCGATGAATTATCTGATTTTGTTGAGTCTGAATTAATGCCGAGTCCTTCACAAAATGACCGTCTTTATGCAATCTTGAAAACTGTGGAATTGATGCAGTTGACAGATAAATTAATTATTTCAACCAAGAAAATATTGGAATCAGTAAATTTCAATAATCAACAAAAGTACACTTTGCAAGAAATAGATGTTTTGGAAGACAACGGTTTTATGGAAAGGTCATCGATTGGTATAACTCTTTCAACCAAGGGGCAAGACTTCATAAATGAATATGAATTAAAAAACAAACAAGTTCCCTCATCAATAATTTTAACTTTACCTGTTGATATTGAAAACTTGGATGCTCTTCAAAAGAATATTTTGATGATTTTGGATAAACCGCCTGCTCAAGGCAAAGGCACATTATATAATGAAATGGACCAATCTGAAATATGGGCAGAAGTCGACGAGACAATTGCAAATGAATATCTCAGAAATGATGTTAAATATGCATTGGATGTTTTGATTGGATTGAAATTGGTGACAGAATTAAATCACGTACCCGTAGAATATAGGTTGACCGATGATAAAAGAACAAGTGAAATTATAGCAAACATAAAAAATGAATTATCCCCGTTGACTCCAACAGTGGAAAAAATACTGCGAATTTTATACCGCTTCACGGGTAAATTATCCGCTGATAATATCAAAGATGATTTATCAAATATGAACATTATTCTTCCCCACAAAGCAATATTTAGTCGTTTAATTGCCTTGCGAGATAGGGGATTAGTTCGAGAAATTAATACATCTTATGGAGGTATTGTGTGGCAAATTACACCGTTAGGTAACGAATATGTTGACAAACTACCAAAAGAAAAAACAGGCCGACAAATCAGAGAAGAAGAAAAACAAGCGAAAATTGAAAAAGACTTCGGTTCGCTTGACTATGATTTTTACTTGGTTTTAAAAATTTTAAATGACACTATGGGGATGTTAACTGCAGGAACCGTAACAACAATTCTTCAACAGCAATTTAATAAAAAACCAAAGTGGGATGAATTTGCTGTTCTCTCCAAACTTCGTGGATTATTGTCGATGGGATTGGCTTTAGAAGATATTCAAAATTCAACTGAATATTTTGAAATCAGTGATTATGGAGAAGACGTTTTTAAATATTTGAGCGAACAGGAAAGCAAAGGATTATATCCAAAATCAAAACCAACAGAACAGACTGTTGCTGTGCGTCCATCACCGACGGAAAGTGCAACCCTTAATTCTGTTGGGACCATTAAAAAAGGTAACGATGGAAACAATTGGGAAGTCAAAGAGAGTTCCAAAGGTGTAAAGCGTTGGGTAAAAATTAAATAAATAACAAAAAAATACGAATATGAATAATCAAGCAAAAATTAAACTTGAGAAAATAAAGAAACTGAAACTCCCTGAAAAAGTTAGGGCTACAGCGGACAAAATCGAACAAGGTTTGTCAAGTGCAGACGCGGCTACTCAAAAGAAGGCTGAAGATGCATTGAATAAACTTTATACGCAAATTAAAGCAGTCGCGGCCAAACAGCGTGAAGAAAAAACGGAAAAAGAAGTCAATGAAAAGACGATTGTTCCGCAGAATTCAGACATCGCGGCTCCTGAAGCCAAAAAAGAGTTGACAAAAAAAACGACTGTTGCAGATGACGTAATAGACAAGGCATTAAAAAACGACCCTGAACTTGCGGGATTTGGACGCTCTGATAAGCGTAGAGACGCAGGTAGAAAGGCTCTTCCCGCAGGAAGGCGTGTTGCACGAAAAGGATGGTCCAATCAGTTTGGTAAGTCGGACGGTGGTCGCGTTTATTATGAAAACCGTGAAAATCGTAAAGACCGTAAAAGCCCTTCATACAAGTCAGGATACCCATACTTGGCAAAAGGGGGTAAAATTCACCCTATGGATGACGAAGACGGAACTTTTTATGTAAACCTTTACAAAACCAAAGGAGACCAAATGATGTCAGTTGATGAGCGCGAATACAGTTCTAAAGCATCCGCTATGACCTACGCGATGATGAAGCGCGACTTTATGAAAGAGGGTGAAAGCATATTCGTGATGAATGATGACGGTGATGTGTTATACACATCTATAGGCACAAAAAAGATGGCTATGGGTGGTAAATTCCCTTATCAAAACGCTCAAGTTGGTGACAGTGCTCGAGTTATTCTTGACAACAAAATGGGAACCATTATGGTCACATATGGTCGTCGTTTCCATTTAAAGTTTCCTGATGGTACGGAAAAGACTTATTCGGCTGAAGAATTGGAATTTTATCCTGATGATAATGTGATGGCCAAAGGTGGTGAATTGAAAAAAGGCGATAAAATTGTCGTGCTTGGTACGGAATTTGAATTTGTACGATATGAAATGGATTCAAGCCAAGGATATGACGAAGAACGTGTAATATTGAAAAATGAAAATGGTATTCGCTCTTATCCTAAAGATATGGTCGAAGCATATTCCCAATACGAAATGGCCAAAGGCGGCTATATGGCGAAAGGTGGTTCCGTATTAAAACCAATAAAAATTTTAATAAAAAACCTTGACGGCAAAATTGTGTATACAACTACAAGTAGTAACAAAGCCGCAGATTACTTAGTCCTTCACGATAGAGATAATTTGACTGTAGAAACTGAAGATGGCGAAGTAATATTCGCAAATGGTCAATATATGGCCGATGGTGGATATATTCCGTATGATGGGGCAATGAATTCGTTTAGAGATTTTCAAGTTTATGTAAAACAACGAATTTCAGAATATCCTGAATTGAAGGAAGAAATTTTGGAGTTTTATTATCTTGCACAAAGTGAAATTGAAGAAGGGGGCTCTACGTATAGTGAAATAAGTAGAGGTTTTGAGGATATTGAAGACATAATTCGAGAACAAAAAATGGCCAAAGGTGGCTATATGGCTGAGGGAGAAAACTATGAGTATGTAAATACGTTCAAGCGTTTTGATAGCAATGTGCCCGTTCCTGATGAGGATTTTAAAAAATTGGTGGATGCTTATCACAAACAACTTTCGGGTGATAAACTTGCCGTTTCCAAGTATAAGGTTTTGAAACTTCAAATGGGCAACTATTTGGGTCATAAAACAGTTGAAGAAATGGAAGCGTACATTGAAAAAACCCACAATGCTCACAAAATGGCCAAAGGTGGCTATGTTGATATCGAAGCAAAATTAATCAAAGAATTGCAAAAATTACAACGCGATTTAAATAGCAACAGATTAAATACCTATAGAGAAGGAGATAATTCTGATGCCGAAAAGGCTCGACAGAGAGAGCGCGAATCTAAACTTGTTAGGTTCAATGAAATTTTAGAATTGCTTCGTGAAAACGACGCGAAGAAAATGGCCAAAGGTGGTACAATTAACAAACTCAAAGCCGATTCATACGCTTACGGTTTTATGGAAGATTTTGATAAAACGAGAAGGATTGTCAAGATGAATTTTGGGGATGATACAAGAAAAGAATTTGAAAAAATAGTAAAGTCTAAGTTCTCTAAACACAAAGTATTTGAAGATGGTGGCTATATGGCTGATGGTGGGGCAATCAAGGGGTCAAATCCATCAACGGGTGAAAAATTTGGGGTGGTAATAGGCTCATTAAAAAAAGAAGATGGACTTACAACTTTGACAATTCGGAGTAGTTATTCAGCAAGAATCAAATCGTATGAATTAACTTTTGATGAAAAAGGATTTTTAAGGTCGATTGGGGATTTTGGTCATACTATTGATGGAACTTACCCTGATATGAAGGGTGGTCATTTAAGTGTAAAAAATGTCGATGCTGACAACAAAAAAGAAAGTATAGACGCACTTGCCAAAATAACAAGCCCATCTTTTGCCAAAAAAGTTTATGATTATGTACAAGAAGAAAAAATGGCAAAAGGTGGACCAACGGGCGATTACACCAATAGAAGGGACTTGAAATTAATCGTTATTAAAAACCCCAATAAGAGCGGGTCAAAGGATTATTTAACAATTGATAAAAAGGATTTCCTTGACGGGTTGCACAAATTTGAAGGTGGTGGTAGTTTGTCGAAAGGCTACACCTACATCAAAAGAGCCGATGTTAATCAAGTTGCCTATTACGATAAGAATGGCAAGACACAAATTGAGTTCAAACCTAAGAATGGATTTTGGGTGAGCAAAAAAGCACTTGTGGATGCGGGGATGAACGAAAGTAAAGCCGAACCTAAAAAGACAAGTTTAAATTTTGGCACTACATCAATGCGTAAAACATCAAGTGGTTGGATTGCCAAAAACAAGGTTTCTAATTATAAGGGTTACGATTGGGAAATCACTACGATGAAGAGTATGCGTGGCGATTTGGTTAGTACCGCAGTCGGTGGGAAAAATGAAAAAAGTGGTAGTGGGTACACGATGTTTACCTATGTTATGTACCAAGACCCGAATGTTCGTTTGATAACATCAAAGCCATCAAGAATTACCGAAAAGGTTACTTTGGAACAACAAGAGAAAGCATTAAAAGAGTTTGAAACCAAGGTTACGGATAAATGGTATGCCGATGGTGGTAAAATTGGCTTTGAAGCCCTTTCCAAAAAAGTAGCGTCGCGATACGCAGGTAAAAAAGTTCAGCCCAAATATCAAGGCGAATATGGAAAGACTTACGATAAGGCTGAAGCAAAGGAAGTTGGCGACAAAGTAGCGGCAAAAGTTTATCGTATGCAGCAAGGTAAAATGGCTATGGGTGGTAAAATTGAACTTCCTTACGAATTAGACAAATATTTTACCAAGCCTGCAGGGACAATTGAAGTGGAAATGAGTAAGTTAATTCCTATTCGTGCACGAAAGGAAGGTATTGAAAATGCAGAAGTGTATATGAAGAAGGCTTACGATGGTAAAATGTCCAAGCGTAAACCTATTGAAATTTACAAAACGCGCAATAAAAAATATCGCGTGAACGATGGTAACAGTACCTATGCTGTGGCTAAAAAGAATGGTTGGGAAACTATTTATGCAACTGTAGTTTCCAATCCTAATGTCTCAAAACGTGCCGAAAAAAGTACATTTGCAATAGCAAAAGAAATCAGAAAAGAAGGCGAAAAATGGAGTGATGCTGTAAAAAGAGTAAAGGAAAACAGAAAATGAAACTATTAAAATTAACCAAACAGGAAGTTGCAAAACTTCAAAAGCAATACAAATTTGGGTCTGATTTATCCAAGCAAGACGTAGTAGTCAAAATATTTAACCCTTATGGTAGGGGAAGATGGTATTTGGTAAATCAAGACCCTAAGGACCCTGATTACATTTGGGCGATTGTAGATTTAGGGATGGGACCTGAAGTTGGCTCAGTGAGTTTGAGCGAACTGCAGAACCTGCGAATGCCTGTATATGGGTATAAATTCCCGTTGGAAAAAGACAGATTTACACAACGAAATGCTGTCGAAGTTTTTGAAGGATTGCAGCGCGGCAATTATTTTGCAGATGGTGGAGAAATCAAAGTAGAAGTTGCTCAAAAAGACATTTACAACAAAAATCATTACAAAGGTATATTCCAAGATTCCGACAAAGACGGTGTTCCTGACATTGATGATGCACAACCGAAAAATCCAAAATTACAGGGAGAGGTTGAAGAGTTGAAGTTCTCTCAAGTGTTTGATAGGCTAATAAAAACGAAAAGGTCTTTGGACAAAATTATGAGGGCGGCTATCTCAAAACTCAAGGTGATTTCCCCTGTAGGAAGTACGATTTATGCTCGAACCAAAACGCCTTATTCCATAATCAACAAATTGATTAATAAAAAGTCTACGAGCCTTGAAAGAAGCAAATTGGGTGATGTTGAAGGTTTGACGGATTTAATTGGAACCACAGTAGTTGTCAAAAATTTGAGTGGTATCGAACAGGTATCAAAAGAATTAGACAAAGGCGCATTGGGTGAAATATTGGAAAAAAAAGATTATTACGAAAACCCAAAAGCGGGTTATCGTGCAATTCACTACATCACCATTTTTGAGGGTGTTGCTATTGAAGTGCAATTGAAAACTTATCGTCAAAAAGAAATCAATGAGGCCTCTCACCAAGCGTACAAATACGAAAATCTTGAAGCGGACCGTTTGTTGTATTTGACCAATTTGGCGAATGAGGCTGATATGGGAGACCGAAAAGCCCAAATAGAAATTGACAAAATTTTCCTCGATAAAAAAGCCTTAAAGGAATCTTTGTACAAAGACAAAGTCAGAGGAAATAAATTACCTTCGTAATAAAATTTACACATATGAAAAATATAACCACTATCCTACAGGAGAAAAATGTGAAAGTCGACACTTTGCCCGACAACATTCAAAGTGCAATTGAAAATTCAATGAACCTTTTCGAAGACATTCAAACTTTAGAAGACACGTTGACTGAAGAGTCTACAGATGAAGAAAAAGCAGAATTCAACGAATTAAAGGAAACCCACGAAGATTTTAACGAACAGATTCTTGGGGCAATTGACAATTTTCAAGAAGAACTTGAAGCAAAGAAAAAAGCCCAAAATAATGCAAGTCCTGCGCCTGCGCCTGCGCCTGAACCAAAACCTGCAACACCTCCATCATCAAATCCCGAACCCAAAAAAAAAGGAATTGGATTTGGTACTTTCATTATCGGAGCGGCAGTTTTGATTGTAACTGCAGGTGCTGTTAATATGATGAGAAATAAGAACTAATGGAAAAAATACCCCAACACTATTTTGCGTTTAATCCACAGTCTGTCCGTTGGATGGATATGGTGTTTGTTGCACCTATTATGATTTATGCGGGTGTGAAGGGGGATTTTAAACCATATGTGAAATTTTCACTCATCGCGATTGGCTCTTTGACTTTTCTTTACAACGGCATTAATTATGTAACCAATTTGCAAAACGGAGAAAAATGAGTTACCGTATTACAAGATACACTTTTGAACAGGCTAAAAAATTGGGGGTGACTGTAAAGCCGTCCACAGTTCAAGGCAAAAAGATTGATGTATTCAAGAACGGAACGAAATTGGCCTCAGTTGGTGCTATAGGGTACAATGATTATCCAACATTTATGCGATTGGAGCGCGAGGGAAAGGTTCCTTCAGGAACAGCGAATTTGCGTCGGAAAGCATATAAAATCAGACATCAAAAAGACAGAACCGTCCGTGGAAGTAATGGATGGTACGCTGACAAATTATTATGGTAATGGACAAGAAATTAAAAGTAGTAATCGTGGCCTCAGTAGGTATTGCTGCAATATTGATTGGAGTGTCTTTGCTCTTTATTCAAAGGGGTATTGACCGAAAAGCAATTACAGAAGAAGACCGAAATGTTTTAAGACAAATTCGAATTTCATAATTATGGAAATCAAGATACCTGCAATTCAAAAGGAGTGGAAAGTCCCTGCAAATCAACCACCTTGGAAAAGTCAAGCAACGGCTGTGATAAAAAAAATCAAGGCGAATTATAGTGGGCAAATGGCAAAAGCATCGCAATACACAGGGGTTCCTGTGAATATTTTGGTAGCGTTTGCCGCCACAGAAAGTGGAGGCGCGTTGAATCAAACTTTAAATGGTCCATCCAAAGGAATTATGCAAGTAAACCCTTCTTCGGCTTGGCAAGCACTATCTGACCAAATCAAAGTCGATACGATAGGTAGATTCTACCCCCTTTACCAATTGGCCCCTAATGCATTCGTGGTGAAAAAACCCGTTGCTACAAACTCAGTAGGAAAGGCTACGGATTATTTGACCTTGAAACCTGTAACTACAGCGTCCGCATATCTTGGGCAAAGAATGGTCGCTGATGCGCAATTTGCTATTTATATGGGTTCGTTGTTATTGGCACAGTTAATAGCGGGTACAATCGCTAAAACAGGCCAAATCAGACTTGACCACATCATCATTAAATACAATGCGGGTACGGGACGATTCAGGCAGGTGGTAACGAGCAGAGGTTTGGAAAGCGCGAGTGTGGACACAACACAGTTGTATAATCAGTTACCAATTCCTGTTTCTCAAGCGTACATCGTCAAAATGATGGGAATAAATGGCTATTTAGATGTTCAAAAACAGGGTTTGGCGTAAATAATATGACGGCATTGAACTGTAGAAAAAACTCACTATTTTTGTTTTAATCAATTAACTACATAATACTATGGCAAATACTAAATCAGGATTCGTACCAATGGCTGTTGGGATTGCATTGTCTCTTGCAACAATTTATGTTATCGCATACTTTGCAGGCAAGGGATGGGAGAAAGCAACCGATAAGTAATTGTGAAAGGAATTTTCAAAGAAATATTGGATGCGACCCAAGGTCCGCACGCAAATGGAGTTCTCTACGCAGGGGCTGTAGGACTTTTATTGTCCAATATTATTCCAACCCCCGCAGATGCTTTATATTTCCATCGTGAGAAAAAACTCAAGGAGAAATGGGACAATAAAGAAATCACACCCGAAAAATATTGGCAAAAAACTGCAACCGCCTATTACGTGTATAAACCCGTATGGTGGGGACTTGTAATTAGTGCAATGTATTTTACCAAAGGCGATGTCAAGGACAAAGCGAAGATAGGTTTGATGATTGTAGGAGCAGGAGCCGTAGTAGGGATAGTTTACAGAAATTACACAAAAGACATTCAAGATGTTCGTCGAGAAGTTTTGACTTCTATGGAGCCAAAGAAAAACATTACAGGTCCAAATAAGCCTGTGAAAGTTGGTCAATACAGGTCAGTTCTTCGAAAAGGAAACGTCTTAAAGTTTGTCGCTTAATAAAAAAGAAATGGAAAATTTAACAGGAGCACCCGCAGCAGCCGCAGCACCCGCTGCCCCCGCAGCCCCCGCTGCACCCGCAGCACCTGCAGCACCCGTAATGGCGCAAGGTGGTAGTGTAGCAGATGCCGCACCGAAAATGGTAGAGGGTGGCGACGTTTCATCAATAGAAACCAATTGGGGAACTTGGATTGCAATTGGCTTGGTGTCACTTACGCTTGTTTCATTGATTTTACAGATTGCTGTACATCGCAAAAATTTAAAGAAAGTCGATGCAGACGATGAAGCATTGCAAAAAGATGTCAGGGAACTGAAAATGAATGTGAAAAAACAAATGGGCGAAAAGTATGAAACCTTGGCTTGACGAAGTCACGTATGGCAACCCAAATGATGAATTACTTCCCTATTTAGAAAAAGGGGAGTTTGATTTCGTATTCGAAGCACTCAAAAAATTCCCACCGCCTAAAAATTCTTCGGAAACTACGCGGGATGAAATGAGAGAACTTATTTCGATTCAGAACTCTCCTGAGCAAAAAAACGAAGAAATTATGTCACGGTATTTGAACTATGACAAAAATTTCGGAGATGTATTCAAAACTTATTGCAAAGACACAATAGGGGAAAATATGGATGACGTAATCGACCAAATTACAAAAGATGGTTTTTACGTCCTGACAAAATTAAAATTCTTTTACCAAAGGCCGCGTCCCTATCAGTTGGCACAATATTTAAGGGCGCGTCTTTTTCCTTATGCTGCAGCCACCGCTTTGACACCTGCATATCCTTCAGGACACTCGTTTGAGTCATATGCTTTGGCAGAATATATTGGAAGTAAGTATCCCGAACATTATCAGTTTTTGACTGATTTATCACACGATATATCAATTAGTCGATTATTTCTTGGATTGCATTTTGCCACTGATTTAGATTTTGGCAGATTTGCGGCTAAGAAATATGTAGGCTCAAAGCAATTTGCAAGTAAATATGGAATATGAATTTCTCGTAACACCAATCGGCAAGCCGAGAATGACCCAACGGGACAAGTGGTTAAATCCACCCCGTAAACCAATATTGAATTACAGAATTGCAAAACACGGTATTCAACATTATGCCTGTGAACAAAATTTTACTTTGCCCGAAATAATTAATGTTATTTTTGTTTTACCTGTTTCAGAATCTTGGAGCAATAAGAAAAAAACATCAATGATTGGGCAGCCACATCGCCAAAAACCCGATTTGGATAATATCCTCAAATTTTTGATGGATAGCCTTCTCCCAAACGGAGGTGATGAAGTTGTGCATACCATAAACGCCCGTAAAATTTGGGGTGAACACGGTAAAATATTAATTGAAACAAAAAATGACTCGACAACGGAAAATCGAAACGAAGCCAATTGAACAATTATTCTCGGCATTGAGTGAGACGCTCAATGAAATTGGGTATATGCGAACCATTCACCTACTGAGAAAAGGTCAAGAAAACGTATGGAATTCAGACTTGAAAGTTGCTACTGATGCAGTTTGCAAGGTATTTAATATTTCTCCCGATGTGGTATTTGGTAAATCAAGAAAATATCCCCGAAAATATGCTTTCGCTATTTGGGTTTATTTATCGTACACCAAATTAAATTACACGCTCCCCGATTTAGTGAACTATACCCATAAGTCTTTGTCGACAATCAGCAAGGCTAAAGGCAGTATCGATAATCGAAAAAGCGTCACCGCATTTGAAAAGAAAATTAACGAAAAACTTGATGAATGCATACAAATCATAAATGAAATCAAACCCGAATAATTATGGAAAATACAGAAAATGTGAATTCAGAAATCATTGATGATTTCTCCCCGCTTACTCAGGACAATGTAATCCAACGTGATTATACAAAACCAAATGTTGACTTCTCTCAAGTCAATGCAACCCCTATTGAAGAACCTGTATTCGTAGCCCCCTCTTTTGAGGATATGGATGCTAATTGGAATTCCAAAAATGTCGAAGAAGCACAAATTGTAGATGAAAAAGCAAGTGCTAATCCATATACAGAAAATCTTGACAAGAAAGACCAAAGAAAAGCATCAGCCGCATTGGTTGAAGCCCTTTTGGATGGATACACTCAATTGAACAAATTTGGGAATAAACTCGTTCAATTCAATCCTGAAAAAATACAGGGAATGATGCGCTCAGGGGAAATAGACCCTGATTTGACCATTCCAATTAACGGTAGAAATATCGGAGTTCTTGATTATGTGAATGCATACAATGAAGAAACTTCCTCAGTTATTTCCGTTGATGATGACTTCAAAGACAAGGTACGTCCATTGTTAATTGAAGAGTTTATGGAGCGCAACATCGGGATGACCCGATTGCAATTGATTGGATATTATTTTGGAACTGATTTATTGACTAAGGGAACCTTGGTTTATTCATTGAGGAAACAGAATCAAGCAGTATTGGATTCTTTGGTGGAAATTAGTCAAAATAACCGTCCCGCTCCAACACCTCAGGCAAGTCGTGTGCAACAGTCAGAACCAATTAGAGAAGAGGAACCTGTGAGAAAATCACAACGTGAATTCGTAGAGCCTGAAGAGGAATACGCAGTTGTCGAAGAGTTTGAACCCGTGACGGTAGTAAAAACTGCCAATGACGATGTTAGTCGCTCAAGAAGACCACAGGCAGGACCTAAGTTTGGTGACTCTGCAATTTTGGAGCAAATGGAACAAATCGCAAATGGTGAGCCTTCAGGTAAGCGTAGAGGTAGACCAAGGAAAAAATAATATCAAATATGAGAGAACCATTATTGGGCGTAGCCGTCGGAAAGAAAGGTGTAGGTAAAACCTTTACGACCAATAGGGTCATAAAACAATATGTGATGGGTAATCCCGCTTCGGGAATTATGCCAAGAAAAGTTTTGATTTTAGATGCAAACGATGAATATACTGAGTACAAAGCGATTGCATTAAAAGATTTGATGTTGTTTAGTGTGCACCCTATGGTAGAAGCAAGAAGAATTAGGCCAATTCACGCGGATGGTAAAAAAATGACCTTGGACGATTTGGCAACCACTTTGAATTACATTTTGGAAGTTTTTTCGGGTGGACTTTTATTGATTGAGGATATTAATCGTTTCACTTCTGATTTTATGCCTCAAGATTTGATGGGAGCAATTGCAACAAATCGACATCGTGATTTGGATATCATTTTGCACTATCAAGGAATAGGTCGTATTGGAACAAAAGTGTGGCAAAACATAAATTGGCTCAGGATGCATAAAATTACTGAGTCAGCGATGCGACACGCGAAGAAGTTTGAAGACAAATATGAAATAATCCGCATATGCGAATTAATGGTCAATACACAATTCTTTGCAGGTAACGAAAGGTACTATCAATATATTGATTGTGAGAATATGTGCTTTCAAGGTAAGGTAGATGAAAAGTTGTTTGCAGAAGCCTGTAAATTGTTTATTGAAGAGAATTATCGTAGAATTATTTCGCCTCTTTTACAAATTCGTGGAGTGGGTGACAAAAAGAAATTCACGGCTGATACTGCAATGAAGTCAGAAATGGAAAGATTAAGGAAAATGTACTTGAAAAAACAATTGTAAGTTACTTTAAGTCTACTATGTAATCAATAAGCGAACCCCCTTTAAAACAGGGGGTTTTTTATTTTAAATACTTGTAAATTACTATGCAAAATATATTTTAGGGAATACTTAATAGTTAATAGTCCATTTTATCCAAGGTATTTTTGAAACTGTAAGCAGTCTGAACGGCTTATCAAACAAAAACTTATGAACGTAGAATCTTTAAAAAAAATCGGAGGACAAGTCCTTTTAATTGTAGTCGGTGTATTAATTGCTAATGAAGTTCAAAAGCAAATTGACAAACGACGCGCAGCAATGTAAATTCACAAAAACCAAAAACCTTAAAAAAAAAACTTAGACTATGAGTAATATCCGTAAATACCTTGCTGACGCACAGAATCGTGCTCACGAGGGCTTCTTGAATGCCGATGGCTTCTTTGATGACGATTTGAACTTCACCGCAGGTGATGATTTTATGTCTGCTAATGGCGACCCTATGCCTGCAGCGGCTCCAACCTCTCAGCCTTACATCATCCAAATTGCAAACACAGGTAGTGCTGTTTCCAATTTCAGTGTGTTGGGTTCATACGAACAGTTGAGTGATACGGCAGCGTTCACTTCAGGTTCGTACACTTCAGGAAACGTGACGATTTCGTCTGCTATTCCTAACGTGACTTACCAACAGATGCTTTACCAATTTATGAACAACCCGTTCAGCATTGGTTTGACTTACATTCAGTCAGCATCAAGCACTCAGTTGTTGGAAACAATCAGCGTACAAACACGTGACGCGAATGGTAACTTGGCACAAAAGCCATTGGTGCCAACCGTGGACCCATATCAGTTTCAGACTACAGTCCTTGCTCTCCGCTTCGGATACAGAATCGATGGTTACACCAAATTGATTTTGAACCAAGTGTTAGCATCGACCACTGTGAAATTGTACTTGTACCCTGCAGACAACATCAATTTGGCTCGTGGATTGTCAGGTCGCGCTGTATCAAAAGATTTCAGCAGCCCAGGCATTGTGCGTGCTCAAACCGTGAAAATTCAGGGTTAATCCCTCTTTTGCGATTGAATAGAAAAGGGGCGAAGGCAAACAGCCTCGCCCCTTTTTTTTAATACTCACAAACACAAATATTTATGGCCTACAAAGTCAAATTGGGTAACAAGGATTACTTCACAGAAGAATTTTCTTCTGAGACGGAAGCAAAAAGAGCAAAGTATCACGCCATCATTGGCGCGAAAACTTTTCGTAGTGCATCAAAATCGATGGACACGAAAATTGTAAAAGTTGTAAAAAAGAAAAAATAATGACAATCTACGAGTATATCGCGCGAAATAATCCCACAGGTGCTAAAAGGGTGATTGAATCTTTTGGTTATGTGGTGACACAACCTAAAAAAATGGGCGATAACCTTCGTATGTTGGTAGCGCAGGAAGGAGAGCCCGCATTAAAAGCGGTGGTAGACTTACACCCTGATAAAGACTTGATTTTGGAAGTTTTCGGAAACAGTCAGGGCGTTAAAGGAACAGGAGATAATTTCTTTGGAGCCGACGGCCTACTTCAAAGCGCAGTTTTGAATAACAACCAACAGCAAAATGATAGCAACAATAAAATGGTGCTTCAAACAAACACATTAATTGTGGCCTTATCACTCCTTGTAGTTGCAGGGTTAATATTAAAGAATCGATGAAAAATTTGAAACCTAACGAAATTTACGCTGTATCAGCGATGACCATCGACAACAATACTGAAGGGGTAAAAACTCTGATTACAAAGTATGGTGTCATTTTGCCAAAAAATGCAAGTCGCGCAGATGTTGACAAAGCATTTGCGGCACTTTTAAGAAAGAGCAAATCGTTTAGAAATGATTTTGCTTTATTGGCTGCGAATGAAAGTCAAAAGAGCGATAACTTCTCCAATTTTATGGAATTTTTAGGTATGTCAGGCAGAGGTATTGGAACCACAAGTGCTCCTTTAAAAACTCCTGACCCAATTCCTGTGAAGACAAGTTTGCCGAACACAACTGCTAAAAAACCAAGTGCATTTGCTGAAGCGTTTGATGCTGATACAATCAGAAATGTCATCAATACAGGATTGAATATTTGGGCTACCCGCTCAGGTACGACAGCCGCAACTACAAATGATTTACAATCAGGTAGGGATTCATTGAATCTACAACCTCAAAATGAATCTACACGGGGTATCGGTACTACAGGAATCATCAGTTAAAAAGTAATGGCAAACGAATTTCAAGACGCTTTAGACAATGTAAAAGAACTGAGTGGACAATCTACTCACGATACCTTTTTGAAGCAAAGCAAACGCATTATGAAGGGCAGTGCTACGGGTCTTGTAGTTGGTTTGATGTACGGATGGTACACTAAGAAAAATATTTATGTCACTGCGATACTTGGTGTAATTGCAGGAGGTGCAGTTAACTACTTTATTTTTTCAGAATAATATGACCTTGGATTCAGCAATAAAATATAAAGATTTTTCAAACCCAAGCATAGTGTTGGCAAGGCCCATCAATATCCAATCGGGTGCGGATGGTAGTCTATCGGTGAGCGGTCCTAAAGGAGCGGTACAATTAAAATTGACCAAACCGTTAACCATAACAAATGCTCAAGGGAAAAATGAAATCATAGAAAAAGGTGGTATTGTTTGGGGAATGCCATTGCAATCAATAGCCGCGAACAATTCTTATTTGTATGAAACACAAGGAAGGGTTTATGTTTTAACGGTTGGTGTCAATGCTGAATTATACAATCCATCGTCAAGCCCAAGAAAGGGTGAAGAATCGAAAAAAGGTTTTCCTGTTTCCGTAATAGGATTGGGTTTAATTGCAATCGTGATAATTTATACAATAAACAAGTTATGAAAATTGCTGATGATAAAAAGAAAAAAGGTGGTGCATTGATGCTTGTAGGCTTTGCCTTACTCGCTTATGTTGTTTATAAAATAATCGAAAGTAAATGAAAAAAGAATATATTGAAGCCCTTGTTTTGATTGGAGCCATCGGTTTTGCTATTTATTTGGCAAGTCCCAAAGACTCCGTATTGAAGAGTGCAAAAGCGAATTCGCCAAATCCCACAGGACCTAAAGGGGGATTTGAGAATTTCACTGCAGACGAATTAACTTATGACGACCATTTGTATGGAAATGCAGATGGAGGATTAAAAGGTTTAACACTTAAATAAATAAAACTATGACAAAAAACACTAAAACAATCTTGACTGTAGCCGTAGTTGCTACCGTTTTGTTCTTCGTTTTCAAGAAGCCTAAAACTGACGCTTAATTTTCATCAAAATGAATCGTGATGTATTATTGGGCGCGGGGGTCGTTTTGGCCTTTATCGTCCTTGTAAGCAGAGCCAAGAAAAACCAAGTTTCCGAACCTTCAGGTGGCGGTGGTGGAGGTGGTATGGGCGGTCCTTTCGTTGCAGGAATACCTGCAGGACCTTTGACCGTGAATACTATTGTTCAACCCGCACGTCCCGCGAACCAAGGTCAAGTAATTACAACCTTGGGCACAAAAGACACTACTCCAACTGCAGCGGTTACAAGTTCTACTCAAGCCAAAGCAATTGATACTGCGACTAACACGGGTGGAATTATTCCTATAGGTCAAGGTGGAAGTTCTACTCCCACTTACAGCACAGGAACTGTTACTCAAGCGGATTTAAAGTCAGGTGTTGCAGGTAACACGGTTTTCAAGCCTTTCAGCGGAGCATCAATTGATGCAAAATTCTTGGGATTTGTAGGTTCAAGGCCTAAATTTGAATTCAATTAATATGTTGTCAGCAAATAAACTATACAAAGATTCAGGAACCACTTTGTCGTTCAAAGAATGGTTGGAGCGTGAAAAGGCAAAAGGCAAATTTATTCCTAACGTGCAAGCGATGGAAGAATTTGTAAATGCCGATGGTGGTGTTTCAGAGCAAGCCTCTGAAAAATCTCAAATCACAGCCAAATCAGTCGAGAACAAACAACTGTTTACTTCCGTGGCTCGAGTCGGTTTAATTGTTGTATTGGCATATTTCGTTTATCGAACTATCAAAAGTGAAGTTAAATAACACTCAAATAAAGCGCATACTGATTGCAGGGGGATTTTTCTTCCTGCTTTTGCGTTTTCGGGGATATTTAAATCCCGCGAAAGAAACTTTGTCTGCTAAAGACGAATCTTTATCAGCGAGTGGTACGAAAACCGTTATTGATAGGGCGATTGACAAAATTAGAAGTGGCGGGGTAAAAGTTGCAAGCACTCCATCTGAAATAACAAACTGATGAAAGAAGAAAGAATTGCTACCAAATATGCTCCCGTTACGCTTTGTGTGGTTTTGAAAACAGAGTTCCCTACCAAACTCAATTTGGTAGTGTTCGATGCAAAAAACCCCAAAAGGAAATTCACTGAGCGTTACAAAACTGTTACAGGCGAAGAAACCCTGTATGTTCGAATGCCGTTGTCTCCTGATAACGCTGTCGTTCAAGTTTTTTCGCACGGTGGAATTGCAAAAAAGAATGACCCAAACTTCAGTATTGTAAGGGTTTACAAAAAAGGTTTGGAGCGTCGGTTTGATTTGAATGATATTGGGAATCCCCAAATACGCTCATTCGTCAAATTCGCGCAGAAATTTTGTTTTAATGTGAGTGAGTTGGAGCCCGAAGAAACTTATCGAAGTGATGACGGTGAATACTTTATTCAGTTGAAGCAACAGATAAAAGATGCAAACGGAAAAGTGTTGGGTACGCCCGCACGTATTGGCCGTAGAACAGGTGTTATTCAAGTGAGTAAAACCCAATTTGAGGCCTTTACAATTCCTATGCGTATGGCAATTTTGCTACACGAATTTTCCCATTTTTACTTGAATGAAAAAATGGATGATGAAATGGAGGCAGACTTAAATGGATTGTTGATTTACCTTGGTCTTGGATATCCAAGAATTGAGGCTTATCAAGCGTTCCTCGAAACATTCAAAAATGCACCAAGCAATTTGAATAAGAAACGCTACGATATGATTAATAACTTCATCAACAATTTTGAGAAAATGGACATTGTAATAAAATAAAGATGGCAGTTACAAATTGGAACACAGCACCTGATTACGATGAATGGGGCCCCGATAAGTCTTGGGGTTGTGAAGATTGGATACAATGGCACAAATTGCTCAAATTAAAATTTGGCGCAGTTAAAGCCAACTATATTTGGAATTATGCATATGCCCAAGGAACACAGGGAGCGTCCCATTGGAGTTGCAGGACAACAAATACTATGTTCCGAAATTATGTGGCAAAGGAAGGTTTGAATCCATATGAAAGTGCGGGTGCATTTGCGCCTATTTTGAATGTTATTGGTGGCGCGGGCGATGTAGTCAGTGGCACGGGTGATTTACTGTCAGATATTGGTAAGAATTTAAAAATCATCGGGTACATCGCAATTTTGGGTGTAGCCGTGTATGTGGGAATAACCGTTTATAAGAAGACAAAGTGATGAAAAAGGAAATATTGTATGCGGGTGGTATTTTGGTTGCTTTGGGAGCGATTTATTTCATTGTGAAGCAATATAAAAAGAATCAAGATGGGTCAGCCGCGTTGGATGACAAGGAAATCGTTGATTTATTGAAAAAAATTGATTCGGCAAAAAAATGAGTACGGAAAAAGGATTAAAATATGGGTTTTTCTTTATCGCAGGGGTTGCAGTAATTCTTGGTGTTGTTCTATTGGGTAAAAAGAAGCCCGATGACGATGACGAAAATCCAAATCCTGAGCCTACACCAATGGACCCTGTAATTGACCCTGTTCAAGCATCAGTTCCGCAAAATCTTGCAACTATTCTTGCAAGCAAGGACCCTATTGTAGCATTGAAGGGTAGGAAGATTTATGCAAAAGTTGCCAATGCAAAAGGTAGGAAAACCCCATATGTAAATGACGGTATGGTAAACAACCTTGCATTCGAATCACTGAACGGTGAGTATCTTGGGTATCCTACAAGAGTCGGTAACGATTTAAATGGTGCTAAAGATGCATCAGGAAAAGTTTACAAGTGGATTAGAGTTACACTCGACACGAAATCGTGGAATAGGTATAACGATACCAAATCATTTTTGACCAAACAAACTTTTATGAATAACGGAAATAACTTTGCGTGGTTCAGGGAGGACGTAATTAAATTATAATGAAAAAGCAAGCAATTGATAAAAATTTGAAATACGGGCTGTACGTTTTGTCGGCCCTTATTGGTGGTTTTGCAGTCGTAAAAATTGTAAAAGCAATTAAGGATAATGCAGATAAAGGCGATGATGAAAACAAACCTGAGCCTGAGATTAAAACAGTTTATGTAGACACATACCTGTCAAAGTTGCCTTTAGGGGTGGATAATTTGACTTGGGGCTCTAAAGTACCCGCTAAGTATTTGCCAACTTTTAATGCAAGCACAGCCGCGAGTACAGATGCAACATACAAAGCGAATGCAATACGCGTTCAAACTTTGTTAAATCAAAGACTTGCCGCTTTGGGAGGTGGATATCCTAAATTGGTAACAGATGGTATCATAGGTGGTGAAACAACAAAAGCAATGATTGTAGTTGCAAAGCAGTATGACAAAATGAATTTGTTGCCTTTAACCAAAAAAGAAGACATTAATAATTGGCTGACCTTTTTCAATGTAAAAACAATATCAGGAGATTCCTCACAAACAGGTGAGTTTCCTTTTTTCAAAAAATAAGACGACAAGAATATGGACATAGATTCTTTTTTCACAGATGGCGACCTAAGTTTCGGAATGGACGGTTCAAGCCCTAATTTCAAAAACCTTACAGGAACAGGTCAAAATGTTTCTCGCGGTCCCAAATATGGCGAGTATGAATTCAATAAGAACCCTGAATATGGGTTTACTGATGATATTTATTCAAACGCTACGGGTACTTCAAGATTAAATCAACCTACGGAATGGTACGTTACCAAGTTGTCTGATGCAGACAAAAAAGACTGTAACAAATTACAGGGTGTAATGGATAATATCTCCAAGGATATTGATACCAACAATAAAAAAATGGCCACTGCAAAACGCGGTGAAAGAAGGGTTCTTGAAGAATATAACAAGGGTTTGGAATTGGCAGGTAAAAAAGTCTTGGAATTGATGAATGCGGCTAATTGCACCGTCATTCAGCAGGCAGAATTTAATAAAGCGTTGGGTGTAGCGGGTTCCCCATCAAAATCATCAAAGGTGATTTTGTATGTTGGCATTGGCGTTGCTGCATTGGCTCTTGGAGTGGTACTTTACAAAAAATTTAAGTAATGAGAACAAACATCAGTAAACAGTTAGGATTGCCCGTTGCTCCCCCAAGAGCAAAAGCCCCATCTATAGAAAAACAGTTGGGTTTTGTGGCCGAATATGATAAGTCTTTGGATTCAAGCAACTTGAATTTCTTTGCGGAAAATGACAAGTATTTTAATGCTTCAGGAGAAACAAAGAACTTTAATGAGTACTATAAAGGGAGTGAAGCCTCAGTGCGCTCTGTATTAGAGGGCTTAAAAATAAACACGTCTGAAGACTTGGACTATCTTGAATCTGAGAAAAAAAGATTTCAGGAAGGCAAGGCAACTTTAGAACGCGATATTAACGCCATCAAAATAAATCAAGCGCAAAAAGCATTTGGTACTCAAGCCTACACTCAGCGTGGAAAATATGTTTCTCAATTATGGTCCGTAGATAAAACAATCGAGGGAATTGACAAAAGAATTGCTGATGTCAAGGTTATTTTGGAGAAAAAAGCCGCAAAAGCGAAGGCTGATGCAGAAGCCGCTGCAGCGAAAATGAAAGCAGAGGCTGAAGCCGCAAAGCAGGCAAAAATTGCCGCGTTGAAAAAGCAGATTGCTGATTCAAAAGACCCAAGTGTAAAAAAACAACTTACTGACGAACTCACAGGACTTTTGCAAGAAGGAACTGAAGGGCTTAAATCAAACAAAATTGTTTTGATTGGTGGAGCCGTGGTTGTAATCGGTGTTTTGTATTACTTTTTTAGGAGCAAGCAATAATTATGTCAATTCAATATCAAGGTGCGGGATACGATTCATTCGATGAATTTATGACTGAAACAGGATTGGATAAAGATAATTTTGTTGACGCTAAGAAGTCAGCAAATACCTTTGGAATTAAGTTCAAAGAAACTTTCACCACTGAATTTAAAAACCAATTCACAGAGGCTCAAGACAGGGCAAAAAGATTGGATTCTAAGCCAAAGGTATTGAATCCTATTCCTAATAGCCTTTTGTATTTTGGATTGGTAACAGCGGGTATTTATTTGGCATATTCATTTATTTTCAAATCAGAATGAAGAAAAAACTATTAATTATTGGGGGTGCTACAATTGTAGCCGCAATCGCGTTAAGGACGCTGTATAAGAACTTGTATTTGGCAGGTCAGTGGGATTTCAATATGGGGAGTTTTGGCGTTAAGTCATTCAAGCCCCTTGTTATCACACAAACAATTGACTTTATCAATAAAAGCAATTTGAAATTGACTGTTAAAAACATTAAAATAGGTGTTTACAGCAATAATATTAGAATCGGTCAAATTGATAGGGCAAATGAGCAAACGATTGGTCCAAAAGGTATTTCCAAGTTTACCTTGGAATATGCTTTGACACCCACGTTGGGGAATCAAGCCGCCAAGGATGCAATCACTAAAGTTGCGTCAACGTATTTACAGACAAAAGACTTGCCTGTGGATTTCGTTGGGTCTCTTGACGTTAAAACACCTTTTGGATTTGTGACCGTTCCCGTGAGATATTCTTCAACGGGGAAAAATTTATACAAATTGTGGTATGAATATATGAACGGATAATTGCTATATTTGAGCAATAGTTGTGTACATATATGAATATTAAAAAGGATTTTTTTAAAGGAGTTAGTCTTTACGCCACTGAATCTTCGGTTCAAGAATCAGAAGTTCAAGTGCGATTGACTATTGGTCAGAGTGAATCTGAGCCTATCAATTATCAATGGTGCATTAATTGGCAGCCCAATCGTAATACGAATTATAACGAGGTTATGGGTCGCAAAATTATCAATATCACTGAGGCTTTAGTGGCACCTATGTTGCATCAAGCAATGGTCAAGTGGGCAAGAACTCTTGACATTTCATTAGAAAATTTTAGTGGTTTCTTGTTCAAGAAAGACGATGTTATTGGTGTTGCTATCTACGATAAGACAACCCCAAAAAAATTATGTCCAATTGAAGAATTACTTGGATGAGCGTCAAAGTCGCAAGAAGTTCCCATTGGGTTATTAGGACTCTCGAGGGGAACGGTTTAGCCGTTTATTTAGGCGAAGACGATGTAATTTATGTAAAGGACCAAAACGGGTCCATACAGCCGTTAAAGGAACTTATTGGGTCCCTATCGGTGGATGTCCCTGAAGGTGGTTTTCAAAGTGGTACTTCAGGTACTTCGGGAAAAACAAATGGAACATCGGGTTCATCGGGAACGAGCGGTTCCAATGGGCAAGACGGAACGTCGGGTGAAAATGGATTGGACGGTACATCGGGGTCATCAGGTTCTTCAGGAAGTTCAGGAACAAGCGGCATTGACGGTTCGTCAGGCTCTTCAGGTTATAGCGGTGTGGATGGAAGTTCAGGAAGTTCGGGAACTTCAGGCGTAAATGGAATCGATGGCTCATCAGGAACGAGCGGAAATGGCGGTACAAACGGAACGAGTGGTATCAATGGAACATCGGGCTCTTCAGGAAAAGATGGAGATATTGGGGCAAAGGGAAGCAATGGAACCTCAGGCTCTTCGGGGGTTTGCGGTTCTTCAGGTACGAGCGGTGTAGGATATTCATTTGAGCAAATTGATAGTCGGTCAAAGACATTATTGGATTTTACAAAAAGTCAAATTCTTTTCCTAAATTTGAATAATAACACGACACTAAATTTTGCAGGTTTTCCTGTTGGAATATTTTATCTGATAGTAAAGCAAGGTATTGGTAACTACAGTGTTACATTCCCTTATGTCCTTAAACAAGCAAAAGGGTTTGAATATGTTCCAAGCATTTTCCCGAATGCTGTAGATGTGTTACAATTTATGTGCGATGGCACATCATTTTATGTGATTGACTGCAAAAAAGAATACTAATGACCACAAGCGTTTTAACCACGAGTTTAGCAAGGAACATAAATACCGTTGAAGGTAATGGTCTTTATATTTTCCTCGATGACTCGGATTATGTGTTAAAGTTAAAAGACGTTGATGGAAATATACAGCCTGTTTCAGACTTCGTAGGAAGTGGTGGAACAAGCGGTGGTGGTATTCAATCAATCAATGCCTTAACAGCGGCTGCTCAATTTTTGACAACGGGTACTTCGGGTAGTGATTTTGCCGTACAGTCTTCAGGGAATACACACACTTTCAATTTGCCTGATGCGAGTACGAGTGCACGCGGTGTGGTAAGTACGGGCCCTCAAAATATTAAAGGTGTCAAAACATTTACGGACAACGCATTTTTTCAAGGGGATGTGGACATTTTGGGTACGCTCACAGCGGAAGCCAAATCGTTCTTGATTCCTCACCCCGACCCCGATAAACAAGGGTGGGATTTACAACACGGAAACTTAGAAGGTGGTGAACACGCGATTTATTATCGAGGCCGCATTCAAGGGACAAATATGATATATCTACCTTCATATTGGAAGTTTTTGGTTAGTCAACACAGCATCACGGTGCATTTGACAAGTGCCAAAGGCGACTTCAATTATTTCGTAGAAGATGTGACTTTAGAAAGTATTCGAATTGCAAAATCCGTAGGAGATTGGTTTTCCTACGATTGCTATTTCATAATTCACGCTGAACGACGAGATATTGGCAAATTGAAGGTGGAGATTACACCTCAAGAAAAGCAATATTGATGAAAAGAATACTCCATTTAATACCTCACCTCAGTACGGGTGGGTGCCCCCAATTCGCTTACGACTTATTAAGAAAAACCAAAGACACCACAGATGCTTATGTGGTGGAATATGCATTCATTGCTTGGGACTATGTCGTTCAAAGAAATCGAATTATTGATTTAATGAAAGACAGGTTTTACTCTTTGGGAGAACAGAAAGAGCAACTGTTTGACATTATTGATACGATTAAGCCTGATGTTATCCATATTCAAGAATTTCCCGAATATTTTATGGACGATGAAATTGCCCGTAAATTGTACGATAATAATCGGGAATATGTAATTGTAGAAACGAGTCACGACAGCGGGTTCAATCCCGCGAATAAGCGTTTTTTCTCAGACCATTTAGCATTGATAAGCCAATGGCAAATTGATAAATTTAAAGATTACGATATCCCAATAACTCTATTGGAAAGTGACATCGAATACAAAACCAAAACTCAAAATCAGAGAGAAGAAGGGTTGTTAAAACTTGGATTAGACCCAAAGAAAAAACACGTTTTAAACGTGGGGTTATGGACAAGCAGAAAAAACCAAGCGGAAGTCTTAGAGTACGCAAAAGAACTCGAAAGGTACCCTGACATAGAATTTCATTTTGTTGGAAATCAGGCCCCTAATTTCGAGAATTATTGGGGTCCACTGATTCACAATCTACCATCAAATGTGCAAGTTTGGGGAGAACGTAGTGATGTAAATAGTTTTTACGAGTGTATGGACCTGTTCCTGTTTACATCCCGAGGAACCAATGGCGATATGGAAACGAGCCCGTTGGTGCTAAGAGAGGCGACAGGGCACCAAATGCCGATATTGATGTATAACCTGCCTGTCTACCTCGATTACTACAACAAATTCCCGAATATCAAATATTTAACCGACTTCAAAACAAACGTAAATTTGATTTTGTCGCTATTAAAAATTCAAGAAGAATTCCCGAGCAAATTATTCAAATTTGATTACGGAATTACGGATAACAAAATCTTCATTAACTATCAAAAAGACAGCAAAATGGAGGTTTGGTTTTCAATATGCGATACCGACACAAAGCACGCAATTTATGCTTTCAAAGGAGAGTTTGAATACAAATCCTCAATGTGGGTAATTCCTATTCCGAAAGATGCTTTCGACAATATTTACAATTCAAAAGGAAATTTCAGAGGGTATGAAATATCTGTTTGGGACAGTTTGCAAGAAAACCAATTAGAGAGCGAAATTATTTGGTTAAATAAGAATTTACCTATCCCAAATTATAAAGTATTCGAAACTAATCCTTGGAATTTCACTTGGTCCAACTACAATGAAATGTTCATTGATAAATATTATGAAAAAACAAACATCGTGGTTGGTAAGGTTTGCTTAGATATTGGGGCAAATGATGGTTTATTTACTGAATGGTTACTGAGCCAAGGTTCTGAAAAAATTTATGCAATTGAATGCGACCCAAGATGCATAAAATTTTTAAATAAAAAATTCAATTCCAATAAAAATGTGACTGTAATAAACAAGGCTTTATGGAAGGAAAATCAAAACGAAATGAAACTTTATTACGTTGATGATACTTCGGTGTTTAGTAGTTTGAAAGAAGAGGGAAATTGTAAGGGTAAAAATTATTATGGTGTTTGCTCTTGGGATTTTACAACTTTGATTAGTAAACACAATATCAATAAAATAGACTTATTCAAAATAGATATTGAGGGCGCAGAATATGAGGTATTTGAATCGATGACAAATGAGCAAGTTAATCAAATCAATTCATTCTTAATCGAAATACATTTAAACACTAACGGTCAAGTTTATAAAATAACGGACAGATTAAAAATGTTAGGTTATGAAATACAGTTCAGAGAGCATAAAAATAACAGTTTGATAAATAATGAATTGGATTGGAAAAATTATGAATGGGCTTATTTAACAGCAACTAAAAAATAAATTATTAAAATTAAATATATGACAAACATAGAAACCCCTTTATTTAGAGTAGAGTATGTAAAAGACGAAAACAAGATTTTTGTTTACTACAATGAGAAAAATCCAATTGATGTCAGTATTTCAGTAGCCGATATAGATTCAAAGCACGCGATTTACGCGTTTGATTCTCATTTCAGGGACTATTCAGGATGTTGGAATGTTCCCGTTCCCTTGGGCGCATTGCATCACTACAATCGCACGGGATACTTCAGGGGATATGAGGTTTCTATTTACACTGCGGACAGAACTACGCTGTTGGAACAACATACAATTTGGTACAACGAAAATGCTCCAAAATTTGAGAGAGTTTTGTTCCCGACAGACCCTTGGAATTTGACGTGGATTAACTATACGGAAATGTTTGTTGAAGACTTTTACAATCCACTCCAAATGAATATCAAAGGTGTATGCTTGGATATCGGGGCTAACGATGGACTGTACACCGAATATTTGCTGCGTAATGGAGCGGAAAGGGTTTATGCAGTAGAATGTGACCCTCGAAGCATTAAGTTTCTGAACAAGCGATTCAATGGCGACACAAGGGTTGTAATTGTTGACAAAGGTTTATGGAATGCAAACCAAAACGGTGTAAAGTTAGCCTACAAAGAAGATACAAGCACTGTTTCATCCATCAAAACTGAAGTTCATCACTTCGATGAAAACAATTATTTCTACATCGATACTTGGGATTATGCAACCCTAAAAAGCAAAATGAATATCAGCAAAGTAGATTTTTTCAAAATTGATATTGAAGGTGCGGAATATGAGGTTTTCGAATCAATGACCGATGATGACATTTGCGAAATTGAAGGTTTTATGGTTGAAATTCATTGGAACTCAAATGGTCGTATTTATGGTATCACCGATAGATTGCAAAGATTAGGATACTCAATCGAACTTCGCAGACACACCGTGGACAATGCTGTAATAGAGAACCGTGATGAATGGAAGGACTACGACCTGTGCACATTCTACGCTTCAAAAAAAAAAGAACCTCGGAAGTTTAGTTTAGTCATTCATCACTTACAAACGACTCTGTTGACTGATGTTGAAAAGCAAAGTCGTGATAAAATTGATTTTCTAATTTATTTGTTGAAAAAAGATTCTCGTTTTAGTGAGGTCAAGTGGTATCGTCATATGAATGCTCCTTGGAAAGAATTACCCACTACCGAAAATTGCAATAGACCAAATGCGGTGTCTATGGAACAATTTCCAAATGGCACGAATGAATATGGGCAAACTGCCCTAACACCTGCACATTATGGTTGTTTTAGAGCATTCAATGATGCCATTCAGATGAAGTTCAATCAGGATTTTTCAGCAACAATGGTATTTGAGGGGGACGCGGACATTCAGGATGTGAATCAATACATTGAATGCCTATATGCTGCATTGTGCGAGGCCGACAAAAATCAAATTGACTTCATTTCATTCGGAGGCGCGTATCATTTAGAAACAGGCGATTTATTGGCGCATCCTGTAGAACGCATTGATGCTTTGCCTTTTGGGTGGATTTCGAAACACGTTCCTTTTGCGCATTCGATAATTATTCCTCAGAGATACATCAGACAGATGATGCACGCCTTTGCAAAGGAGCCTTGGGATGTTGCTGATTTATTTTTTATCAATCATTTTAATATGAATCCTGACAGAAGGCAATTTGTAAGTGAAATTCAACTCAGTCATCAAATTGATGGGTATTCACTAATTGACAAAAAGATTAAAAATTACTTAATCAAATGAGAATCGCACATATTCAACCAAGCGTAATTTCAGTCCCCCCAAATGGATGGGGGGCAATTGAAAAAATCATTTGGGAATACAAAATGGTTTTGAATCAGTTAGGACACGTCTGCGAAGTAGTCAATTTGCAAGATTTAAAGGCCGAAGAATGGGACGTTGTTCATTGCCATATGTTTGACCAAGCATTGTGGTTGGCCGAACAAAAAATCCCATATTTCTATTCTCACCACGACCATCATTCGATAGTGTGGGGTGAAGAAAGTGCTAACTATCAATTAAATCTGAAAGCAATGAGACTTGCTGAGGTTGCCTTTGTTCACGCGAAAAGTAGTATTGAGGTCTTCAAAAATATCCCTTATTATTTGAGTCACGGTGTCAATACTGAATTCTTTAATTTTGTAGAGCCGAAAGGTATTGATGAGCCAAATATTATTATTGTAGGAAACAATGGTTTGGCGGGGACTGAGAAAGTATTTGACCGAAAAGGATTCAGATATGCAATAGAGGCGGCACGTGAATTAAAGTGGTCAATTACTATGGTTGGCCCCAAAGCAACCCAAGAACAGTTTCTTAGGGAAAACCCTGATTTGCAGTATGAAAAATTAAGGTTGGTTTTTGATGCGGACGAAGAGCAGTTGAAGAAAGAACTACAGAATGCTCATTTAATGATTCACGCTACGTTTGTAGAGGCAGGTCATCCCCCTTTAACACCGTTGGAAGCAATGTCTTGCGGGGTCCCTGTAATTGGCACACCAATGGGTGACGATGTGCCTCAAATAGTATGTGAAAGAACTACCGAAAGCGTAGTGGAAGGAATTAAACAATTTGTATTTCAGAGACACGCATTAATTGAAGAAGCACGTCAAATTGCCGAAAATTACGATTGGAAAATTATTGTAGAAAATAATTTATTGAAATGGTATTTTGAGGTATTGGACCGAAACAATATGGCTAACACGGCCCGTAGAATTTACCATCAATCGACCATCAATAAAGTGCAAGACACTATGATGTTCAAGTATTTAGATGGTGCAAGGGTTGATTTGGTTGGCAGTAGCGACTTTAAATACAAATCAGAATTATTTATTCAAGACACTCAAGAAGTTATTTACGGTTGTGAAATAAAATGCGGGATGTTCGCACAATCTGCAAGAAAATATCATCGTAACTATGCTTGGAAAATCACAGATGAAAAGGGGAACGAATTCATTCAACCTTACGATGCAAAAAACAAAAGGGTTTACGTGGCCATCGAAAGTTCAAGTTTAGGAGATTCCTTGGCTTGGATGCCGATTATAGAAGAGTTCAGATTGGTTCACTCCTGTAAATTGATTGTAAGCACTTTTTGGAACGATATGTTCAAGGATGCATATCCTGAAATTGAATTTATCAGGGCAGGTACACCCGTGAATAATATTTACGCGATGTACAGAATAGGTTGGTATTATGAAAACGATGGATTGGATGTTCATTTTGGACATCATTCGAGGGATTTTCGCAAATTCTCACTGCAAGGTACGGCCTGTGATATATTGGGCTTGCCCGACATTGAAGTCAAACCCAAAATAAAAGAAGTTGAAGGTCAAAAATTCAATAAAAAATATGTGGTTATTGCACCTCACGCTTCGAGTCATTGCAAATATTGGCACAATGAAGAAGGATGGGCTAAAGTGGTCGAATTTTTAAACGACTTGGGATATGAAGTTTGGAACATCTCAAAAGAGTCTGCATCAAGCGATTGGGAGAATTCTAAGTTGCCAAAAAACGCCTTAAAAAATGTAATTGATAAGACAGGAGACATACATATAGACGAAAGGATTTCTCAAATAAAATCCTCATCTTTGTTTATTGGATTAGGGAGCGGACTTTCGTGGTTGGCTTGGGCCTGTAGTACACCTGTTGTCCTAATAAGTGGTTTCTCAAGGCCTGTAAGCGAATTTACGGATTGTACCCGTGTCTTTAATCAAAATGTGTGTAATGGATGCTTTAACGATTACAGGCTTGATGCAGGTAATTGGAATTGGTGCCCTAAATATGAAAATACTGACAAAATGTATGAATGCAGTAAGTCGATTACTCCTGAACAAGTAATTGATGCAATTAGGAAAACACTAAACAAGCACCAAACAGCACCCGATGGCTAAAAACATTTTAATCACACCCTATAGGAATTCCACGAATCCTTTAGAGTTACCAAAAATAGACTTCATAAATGGCTCTACGGCCATTACGCTTCAAGTTGAAGAAACTACACAGTCGATAACTTATGTTGGTTCTGCAGGCACGCTTTTGCAAATCAATAATGATTTAACAGGCACAACCGTATCCACAAAAAACATTGCAATTACAGGTGTTATTAAAAACACAGGTATAACCTCGAATTCGGGGTTAAATGATTTTGTGGTAGTTGATATTGCTACGGGTCAGTTTTACTACCGTAGTGCACCAACGGGTACTTCAGGTTCTTCGGGTCAAAGCGGCACAAGCGGAACTTCAGGAGCCAACGGCTCTTCGGGTACTTCGGGAGCCAACGGCTCAAGTGGTACTTCAGGGGCCAATGGTTCGTCAGGTACCTCAGGGGCGAATGGCTCATCAGGAACATCGGCATCAAGTGGAACTTCAGGCTCTACAGGTTCGTCGGGAACTTCAGGTGCAAATGGTTCATCAGGGACATCAGGTGTAAATGGTTCATCAGGAACATCAGGAACATCGGGTGAAAATGGTAGTTCGGGAACATCGGGAGAAAATGGCTCTTCAGGAACATCAGGTGAAAATGGTAGTTCAGGAACATCGGGCGAAAATGGCTCAAGTGGAACATCAGGTGAAAATGGTAGTTCGGGAACATCGGGTGAAAATGGTTCAAGTGGAAGTTCGGGTACTTCAGGAGCAAACGGAAGTTCAGGAACTTCAGGCGCAAATGGAACATCAGGTACATCGGGAGGCAGTGGAGCGTCAATAAGTGATGGTTGGGATTGGGGTACACCAATTAATGCAACCAAAATGTATTCAAGCAATGGTGCTTTGGATTCATCCTCAGTCTTATTGAATATTTCGGAAACTTCGTTGACATCTCAAAACTATGCGAGTCAATTTTCATTGATTGGTATTGGTTCAAAAATTACAACACGGGGTGGATTGTTTGGAGCAAATGTGACGGAATGGGAAGTTACATCTGTAACCGATTCAGGCACATATTATGAATTTGGTGTAACTTATCTTTCAGGTACTCAATGGACTCCATCAACGGGAGACGATATTTTATGTGATTTTGCTATTGCGGGTCAAGCGGGAACAAGTGGAACTGCGGGAACGTCAGGTGCCAATGGTTCTTCGGGAACGTCAGGGGCGAATGGCACATCAGGCACATCAGGAGAAAATGGAACAAGCGGAACATCGGGCTCTACAGGTTCATCAGGAACTTCGGGAGCGGGGGTTGCTAATTATTATGCTCAATATAGCAGTAGCGTATCACAGGCTATTGCAGTAGTTAATACCCCTCAAGTTATCACTTATAATACCGTCGAAATAGAAAATGGTATTAGTTTTTCAGGAGGTCAAATAACCGTACAATACTCAGGTATTTACGAATTTAGTTTTTCTCCACAAGTTGAAAAAACACAGGGTGGTACAGCAGTCAACGTAGATTTTTTCATTAGAAAAAACGGATTTGACGTAATCAGAACAGATTCTATCATTGGATTGGTATCCAATAGTCAATTACAACTTCCTTTTGTTTCTTTGACTTTAGAGTTGTTACAAAATGACTTTATTGAGTTACTATTTGCATCCTCAAGTACGTTTGTTCAAATAACTGCGGAAGCCGCTAAAACTACACCATTTGTGGCCCCCGCTGCACCATCTGTAATTGTAAGCCTTAAAAATATTGGTGTTGCAGCGGTGGCTTATACCTCTACATCAGGAAGTTCAGGACAAAGTGGTACTGCAGGGGTTTCGGGAACAAGTGGTTCTACAGGAACTTCAGGTTCTTCAGGCGAAAGCGGAACAGCAGGTACTTCGGGTATTGCAGGTACTTCGGGTACTTCGGGCGATAGTGGTTCAAGTGGAACGTCAGGAACAGGAGGTTCGTCAGGTTCTTCAGGCGATAGTGGTTCAAGTGGAACTTCAGGAACAGGTGGTTCAAGCGGTACTTCAGGAACAGGAGGTTCATCGGGTTCTTCAGGAAATAGTGGTTCAAGTGGAACTTCAGGAACAGGAGGTTCAAGTGGTACTTCAGGAACAGGAGGTTCATCGGGTTCTTCAGGAAATAGTGGTTCAAGTGGAACTTCAGGAACAGGCGGTTCGTCAGGTTCTTCAGGGAATAGTGGTTCAAGCGGCACTTCAGGAACAGGAGGTTCGTCAGGTTCTTCAGGCGATAGTGGTTCAAGTGGAACTTCAGGAACAGGCGGTTCAAGCGGTACTTCAGGAACAGGAGGTTCAAGCGGTACTTCAGGAACAGGAGGTTCGTCAGGTTCTTCAGGCGATAGTGGTTCAAGTGGAACTTCAGGAACAGGCGGTTCGTCAGGTTCTTCAGGCGATAGTGGTTCAAGTGGTACTTCAGGAACAGGCGGTTCAAGTGGTACTTCAGGTTCATCGGGTTCAAGCGGAAGCACGGGGACATCGGGCTCAACGGGCTCAAGCGGGTCAAGCGGAAGCGCAGGAACGTCAGGTTCAACAGGTTCAAGCGGAAGTGCAGGAACCTCAGGCTCTACAGGTTCATCAGGAACGTCAGGCTCTACGGGTTCATCGGGAACATCGGCATCAAGTGGAAGTTCAGGTAGCGCAGGTACTTCAGGAGAAAGCGGTAGCGCAGGTACTTCAGGTTCTACAGGTTCAAGCGGTTCAAGCGGAAGCACGGGGACATCGGGCTCAACGGGCTCAAGCGGGTCAAGCGGAAGCGCAGGAACAGGCGGTTCAAGCGGTACTTCAGGAACAGGAGGTTCGTCAGGTTCGTCAGGCGATAGTGGTTCAAGTGGAACTTCAGGAACAGGCGGTTCAAGCGGTACTTCAGGAACAGGCGGTTCGTCAGGTTCTTCAGGCGATAGTGGTTCAAGTGGAACTTCAGGAACAGGCGGTTCAAGTGGTACTTCAGGTTCATCGGGTTCAAGCGGAAGCACGGGGACATCGGGCTCAACGGGCTCAAGCGGGTCAAGCGGAAGCGCAGGAACGTCGGGTTCAACAGGAACAAGTGGTAGCACGGGAACATCGGGTTCTTCAGGAACAAGTGGAAGCACGGGTTCAAGCGGTTCAACAGGTTCAAGTGGTACTTCGGGCTCAAGCGGTACGAGCGGTAGCACGGGTTCAAGTGGTACAAGCGGTTCTACAGGAACTTCGGGTTCTGCAGGAAGTGCAGGCTCAAGTGGTTCAACGGGTTCTTCAGGAACATCGGGCTCAAGCGGTACAAGCGGTAGCACAGGTTCTTCGGGTTCTACAGGTTCTTCAGGCACATCAGGTTCATCAGCAACTTCGGGCTCTGCAGGCTCTTCGGGAACTGCGGGTTCTGCAGGTTCATCAGGAACTTCAGGGGCAAATGGTTCATCGGGAACAAGCGGAAGCGCGGGTTCTTCGGGTTCTACAGGTTCATCAGGCACATCAGGCTCAAGCGGAACATCAGGAAGCGCGGGTTCAAGCGGTTCAACAGGTTCAAGTGGTACATCGGGCTCAAGCGGTACGAGCGGTAGCACGGGCTCAAGTGGTTCTACGGGTTCTTCAGGAACATCAGGTTCTACAGGTTCTTCGGGGTCTACAGGAACATCAGGTTCTACAGGAACTTCAGGTTCAAGTGGTTCATCAGGAACTTCGGGCGCAAATGGTTCAAGCGGAACGAGCGGAAGTGCGGGTTCAAGCGGTTCAACGGGTTCATCAGGAACGAGCGGCTCAAGTGGAACGAGCGGAAGTACAGGCTCAAGCGGTTCAACAGGGTCCTCAGGAACTTCAGGTTCTTCAGGAACATCGGCATCAAGCGGAACTTCAGGAACTGCAGGTACTTCAGGAAGTGCAGGAACTTCAGGTGAAAACGGTTCTTCAGGAACGTCAGGCTCAAGCGGAAGTGCGGGTTCAACAGGTTCTTCAGGAACCTCAGGTTCAAGCGGAACGAGTGGTAGCACAGGCTCAAGTGGTTCTACAGGCTCAAGTGGTACTTCGGGTTCGTCAGCAACTTCAGGCTCTACGGGTTCATCAGGAACCTCGGGAGCGAATGGCTCTTCAGGTACTTCAGGTTCATCAGGAAGTGCAGGTACGAGTGGTTCAACAGGCTCAAGCGGAACCTCAGGTTCTTCAGGAACAAGCGGAAGCACAGGTTCAAGCGGTTCAACAGGCTCAAGCGGAACCTCAGGTACATCAGCAACTTCGGGTTCTGCAGGTTCAAGCGGTACATCGGGTTCTACGGGTTCATCGGGAACATCGGGTTCTGCAGGTTCATCAGGAACCTCAGGTTCTGTAGGTTCTTCAGGAACTTCGGGTTCTGCAGGCTCAAGCGGTACAAGTGGAAGCACGGGTTCAAGTGGTTCAACAGGTTCATCAGGAACGTCAGGTACGTCAGCAACGTCGGGTTCTGCGGGTTCAAGCGGTTCAACAGGTTCAAGCGGAACGTCAGGCTCAAGCGGTACGAGCGGTAGCACGGGTTCAAGTGGTTCTACGGGTTCAAGTGGTACTTCGGGTTCTACGGGTTCAAGCGGCACTTCGGGTGCAAATGGTTCAAGTGGTACAAGCGGTTCTGCAGGTTCGTCAGGAACTGCAGGTTCTGCAGGTTCATCAGGAACCTCAGGTGCAAATGGCTCATCAGGTACATCGGGTTCATCAGGAAGCGCAGGCTCAAGTGGTTCAACGGGTTCAAGCGGAACATCGGGTTCTTCAGGAACAAGCGGAAGCACGGGTTCAAGCGGTTCTACGGGTTCATCAGGAACTTCGGGTTCTGCAGGAACCTCAGGTTCAAGTGGTTCTTCAGGAACATCGGGAGCGAATGGTTCAAGCGGAACGAGCGGAAGTGCGGGTTCAAGCGGGTCAACAGGTTCATCAGGAACGAGCGGCTCAAGCGGAACAAGCGGAAGCACAGGGTCAAGTGGGTCAACAGGTTCATCAGGAACGTCAGGTTCATCAGGAACTTCGGCATCGAGCGGAAGTTCAGGAAGCGCAGGTACTTCAGGAAGTGCAGGAACATCAGGGGCAAATGGTTCATCAGGAACTTCAGGTTCTTCAGGAAGCGCAGGCTCATCGGGCTCTACGGGTTCTTCAGGAACGTCAGGTTCAAGCGGAACAAGCGGAAGTGCGGGTTCAAGCGGCTCTACGGGTTCTTCAGGAACGAGTGGTAGCGCGGGTTCTTCAGGCACATCAGGTTCTGCAGGCTCTTCAGGAACATCAGGAGCAAACGGCTCAAGTGGCACATCGGGCTCTTCAGGAAGCGCGGGCTCTTCGGGTTCTACAGGAAGTTCAGGAACCTCGGGTTCAAGTGGAACGAGCGGTAGCACAGGTTCTTCGGGTTCTACGGGCTCTTCAGGCACATCAGGCTCAAGCGGAACATCCGCATCAAGTGGTTCTTCGGGTACATCGGGTTCCGCAGGTTCTTCAGGAACCTCGGGAGCAAATGGCTCTTCAGGAACTTCGGGCTCTGCAGGTAGTGCGGGCTCAAGTGGTTCAACAGGCTCTTCAGGAACATCAGGGTCAAGCGGAACATCAGGAAGCACAGGTTCAAGTGGTTCTACGGGTTCGTCAGGAACTTCGGGTTCTTCAGCAACATCAGGCTCTGCGGGTTCTTCGGGAACGGCAGGCTCTTCAGGTTCTTCGGGAACTTCGGGCGCAAACGGCTCAAGTGGTACTTCAGGTTCTGCAGGTTCTACAGGCTCAAGTGGTACTTCGGGTTCTACAGGCTCAAGTGGTACTTCGGGTTCTTCAGGAACTTCGGGCACAGCGGGTTCAAGTGGTACTTCAGGAAGTACAGGCTCAAGCGGTTCTACGGGTTCATCAGGAACGAGTGGTTCTTCAGGCACCTCGGGTGCAAACGGTTCAAGCGGAACTTCGGGTTCTTCGGGTAGTGCGGGGTCAAGTGGCTCTACAGGCTCATCAGGAACATCAGGTTCAAGCGGTACAAGTGGTAGCACAGGTTCTTCAGGCTCTACGGGTTCTTCAGGGACATCAGGCTCATCAGCAACTTCGGGCTCTGCAGGTTCGTCAGGGACTTCAGGAAGTGCGGGTTCATCAGGTACTTCGGGAGCAAATGGTTCGAGCGGAACAAGCGGTAGCGCAGGTTCTTCGGGTTCTACAGGTTCATCAGGCACCTCAGGTTCAAGCGGAACAAGCGGAAGTGCAGGCTCAAGCGGTTCTACGGGTTCAAGCGGAACATCAGGCTCTGCAGGTTCAAGTGGCACTTCGGGTTCTGCAGGTTCTTCAGGAAGTGCGGGCTCATCAGGTACTTCAGGCGCAAATGGTTCAAGCGGAACAAGCGGAAGCGCAGGTTCTTCAGGAAGCACAGGTTCATCAGGAACATCGGGTTCTTCAGGAACAAGCGGTAGCACGGGTTCTTCGGGGTCTACAGGCTCAAGCGGAACAAGCGGTAGCGCAGGTTCTTCAGGAACATCGGCATCAAGTGGAAGTTCAGGAAGCGCAGGTACATCAGGAAGTTCAGGAACATCAGGGGCCAACGGCTCAAGCGGTACTTCAGGTTCTGCAGGCAGTGCGGGCTCAAGTGGTTCTACAGGTTCAAGTGGTACTTCGGGTTCATCAGGAACAAGTGGTAGCACGGGTTCAAGTGGTTCGACAGGTTCATCAGGTTCTACAGGCTCATCAGGTTCTACAGGGACTTCAGGCTCAAGCGGTTCATCAGGAACTTCAGGAGCAAACGGTTCAAGTGGTACAAGCGGTAGTGCGGGTTCGTCAGGTTCCACAGGTTCTTCAGGGACATCAGGCTCAAGCGGAACATCAGGAAGCGCGGGTTCAAGCGGCTCTACGGGCTCTTCAGGCACATCAGGTTCTTCAGCAACTTCGGGTTCTGCAGGTTCATCAGGAACTGCAGGCTCTGCAGGTTCTTCGGGAACTTCAGGTGCAAATGGCTCAAGCGGTTCAAGCGGAACAAGTGGTAGTTCGGGTTCTTCAGGCTCTACAGGTTCTTCAGGAACATCAGGTTCAAGCGGAACAAGCGGAAGCGCGGGTTCTTCGGGTTCAACGGGTTCAAGCGGTACAAGCGGCTCTTCAGGAACATCGGCATCAAGCGGAAGTTCAGGAAGCGCAGGCACATCAGGTAGTTCGGGTACTTCAGGAGCAAATGGTTCAAGTGGCTCAAGTGGAACAAGTGGTTCTTCAGGAAGCGCAGGTTCAACAGGGTCATCAGGCTCATCAGGAACTTCGGGTTCGAGCGGAACAAGTGGTTCAACAGGTTCAAGCGGCTCTACGGGCTCAAGTGGGTCTACGGGTACATCGGGTTCAAGCGGTTCAAGCGGAACTTCGGGAGCAAATGGTTCAAGTGGTTCATCAGGAACAAGTGGTAGTGCAGGTTCAAGTGGAACAAGTGGTTCTGCGGGTTCATCAGGAACATCAGGCTCTGCAGGCTCTTCGGGAACTTCAGGCACAGCGGGTTCAAGTGGAACATCAGGAACACGTGGTTCTTCAGGTTCATCAGGCTCTACAGGTTCTTCAGGGACTTCGGGTTCATCAGGAACAAGTGGTAGCACGGGTTCATCAGGCTCTACAGGTTCAAGCGGAACATCAGGCTCTTCGGGAACATCTGCATCAAGCGGAAGTTCAGGAAGCGCGGGTACATCGGGCTCAAGCGGAACTTCAGGAGCGAATGGTTCGTCAGGTACTTCGGGCTCTTCAGGAAGTGCGGGTTCAAGCGGTTCAACAGGTTCTTCAGGCACATCAGGCTCAAGCGGTACATCAGGAAGCGCAGGTTCAAGTGGTTCTACAGGTTCTTCAGGAACAAGCGGTAGCGCAGGTTCTTCAGGCACATCGGGTTCTGCAGGCTCGTCAGGCACATCAGGTGCAAATGGCTCATCAGGAACATCGGGTTCTTCAGGTAGTGCGGGTTCATCGGGTTCTACGGGTTCTTCAGGAACATCAGGCTCAAGCGGTACATCAGGAAGCGCAGGTTCTTCAGGCTCTACAGGCTCAAGTGGAACAAGCGGTAGCGCAGGTTCTTCAGGCACATCAGGTTCTGCAGGCTCTTCAGGCACATCAGGTGCAAACGGTTCAAGTGGTACAAGTGGCTCAAGCGGAAGCGCAGGTTCAAGCGGTTCTACGGGAAGTTCAGGAACCTCGGGTTCAAGTGGAACAAGTGGTAGCACAGGTTCAAGCGGGTCAACAGGTTCAAGCGGAACGAGTGGTAGTGCAGGTTCTTCAGGAACATCAGGCTCGGCAGGTTCAAGCGGAACGAGTGGTAGCGCAGGTTCTTCAGGCACATCAGGCACAGCAGGTTCAAGTGGTACTTCGGGAACACGTGGTTCTTCAGGTTCATCAGGTTCTACAGGAACGAGCGGTTCAAGCGGAACAAGTGGAAGCACAGGTTCAAGCGGCTCTACGGGCTCAAGTGGTACTTCGGGTTCGTCAGGAACCTCGGCATCAAGCGGAAGTTCAGGAAGTGCGGGTACCTCAGGTAGTTCAGGAACTTCAGGGGCAAATGGCTCAAGTGGCTCAAGTGGAACAGCAGGTTCTTCAGGAAGCGCGGGTTCTTCAGGTTCTACAGGTTCTTCGGGAACAAGTGGTTCATCAGGAACGAGTGGTAGCACGGGCTCAAGCGGTTCTACAGGCTCAAGTGGGTCTACGGGAACATCGGGGTCAAGTGGCTCAAGCGGAACATCAGGGGCAAATGGCTCAAGTGGTTCTTCAGGAACGAGCGGAAGCGCAGGCTCATCAGGAACTTCGGGTTCAGCGGGCTCATCAGGAACGAGCGGAAGCGCAGGTTCAAGCGGAACAAGTGGTAGCGCAGGTTCAAGCGGGTCAACGGGCTCTTCGGGAACTTCAGGCTCAAGTGGCTCGTCGGGTACATCGGGTGCCAACGGCTCAAGTGGCTCAAGCGGAACAGCAGGTTCTTCAGGAAGTGCGGGTTCTACGGGTTCTTCAGGGTCTTCAGGCACAGCAGGGTCGTCAGGTACGGCAGGTTCTTCGGGTAGTGCGGGCTCAAGTGGCTCTACAGGCTCAAGCGGTACTGCGGGCTCAAGCGGCTCTTCAGGCACATCGGGTGCAAATGGCTCAAGTGGTTCTGCAGGTTCAAGTGGTACTTCAGGAACAGCAGGTTCAAGTGGTACTTCAGGAACGCGAGGTTCGTCAGGGTCATCAGGCTCTACAGGTTCAAGTGGGTCTACGGGTACGTCAGGCTCAAGCGGTTCAAGTGGCACATCGGGCTCGAGCGGGTCTTCAGGCACATCAGGAGCGAATGGTTCAAGCGGCTCTTCAGGAACAAGTGGTTCTTCAGGAAGCACGGGTTCAAGTGGGTCTACGGGTTCATCAGGAACAGCAGGTTCTTCAGGAAGTGCGGGTTCTACAGGGTCTTCAGGCTCTTCAGGAACAGCAGGTTCATCAGGTACATCGGCATCAAGTGGTAGTTCAGGAAGTGCAGGCACATCAGGCGCAAATGGCTCGAGCGGCTCAAGCGGAACGAGCGGTTCTTCAGGAAGCGCGGGTTCTACAGGGTCTTCAGGCTCTTCAGGAACAGCAGGTTCATCAGGCACATCGGGTTCTGCGGGTAGTGCAGGCTCAAGCGGCTCTACGGGCTCAAGCGGTACATCAGGCTCAAGCGGGTCTTCGGGTACATCAGGTGCAAATGGCTCAAGCGGTTCAAGTGGAACAAGCGGGTCTGCAGGTTCAAGTGGTTCTACGGGCTCATCGGGTTCGTCAGGAACTGCAGGTTCAAGCGGTACTGCAGGTTCTTCAGGTTCTACAGGCTCAAGCGGGTCTACGGGCTCAAGCGGAACTGCGGGTTCAAGCGGGTCTTCAGGCACATCGGGTGCAAATGGCTCAAGCGGTTCAAGTGGAACAAGTGGTTCTGCGGGGTCTTCGGGAACTTCGGGAACAGCGGGGTCAAGCGGTACTTCAGGAACTCGGGGTTCATCGGGTTCATCGGGTTCGACAGGCTCAAGTGGTTCAACGGGTACATCAGGCTCAAGCGGTTCGAGCGGAAGCGCGGGTACGTCAGGTGCAAACGGTTCGAGCGGAACAAGCGGTTCTTCAGGAAGTGCGGGTTCTACAGGCTCTTCAGGCTCTTCAGGAACAAGTGGTTCAAGCGGAACAAGCGGAAGTGCAGGTTCAAGCGGTTCTACAGGCTCAAGTGGGTCTACGGGTACTTCGGGCTCAAGTGGCTCAAGCGGAAGTGCAGGCACATCAGGTGCAAACGGTTCTTCAGGAACGGCAGGTTCTTCAGGAAGCGCAGGTTCAAGTGGGTCTACGGGTTCTTCAGGAACTGCAGGTTCTTCAGGTAGTGCAGGTTCTACGGGTTCTTCGGGTTCTTCAGGAACTGCGGGTTCGAGTGGAACTTCGGGCTCATCAGGAAGCGCAGGTTCAAGCGGAAGCGCGGGTACATCGGGTGCAAATGGTTCAAGCGGAACTTCGGGCTCATCAGGAAGTGCAGGTTCTACGGGCTCATCAGGTTCGTCAGGAACTGCAGGCTCAAGTGGAACATCAGGAACGAGGGGTTCTTCAGGCTCAAGCGGTTCTACGGGTTCCTCAGGCTCCACAGGAACCTCAGGCTCAAGCGGAAGCGCAGGCACATCAGGTGCAAACGGTTCTTCAGGAACGTCAGGTTCTTCAGGAAGCGCAGGTTCAAGTGGGTCGACAGGGTCAAGTGGAACATCAGGTTCTTCAGGAAGTGCGGGTTCTACAGGCTCATCAGGTTCTTCGGGAACAGCGGGTTCATCAGGAACATCGGCATCAAGTGGAAGTTCAGGAAGCGCAGGTACTTCAGGGGCAAACGGTTCTTCGGGTACTTCGGGCTCATCAGGAAGCGCAGGTTCTACGGGCTCATCAGGCTCAAGCGGAACAGCGGGCTCATCAGGAAGCGCAGGTTCGAGTGGCTCTACAGGGTCAAGCGGAACAGCGGGCTCATCAGGAAGTGCAGGTTCTACGGGTTCAAGCGGTTCTACGGGTACATCGGGCTCAAGCGGTTCGAGTGGAAACACGGGGGCAGCGGGGTCAAGCGGAACGAGTGGGTCTTCAGGTAGCGCAGGTTCAACGGGTTCGAGCGGGTCTTCAGGAACTGCGGGTTCTTCAGGAACATCGGGCACAAGAGGTTCATCAGGTTCAAGTGGGTCTACAGGTTCGAGTGGTTCTACGGGTACATCAGGCTCAAGCGGTTCGAGTGGAAACACAGGAGCAGCGGGGTCAAGCGGAACGAGCGGGTCTTCAGGAAGTGCAGGTTCGACAGGTTCAAGTGGTTCTACAGGTACATCGGGCTCAAGCGGTTCGAGTGGAAACACGGGCGCAGCGGGTTCAAGTGGAACGAGCGGGTCTTCAGGCAGCGCAGGTTCGACAGGTTCAAGTGGTTCTACGGGTACATCGGGCTCAAGCGGTTCGAGTGGAAACACAGGTGCTGCGGGTTCAAGTGGAACGAGCGGTTCGAGTGGAAACACAGGTGCGGCAGGTTCTTCGGGAACTTCAGGCTCAAGCGGCTCAAGTGGTAACACAGGTGCGGCAGGTTCAAGCGGAACGAGCGGTTCGAGTGGAAACACAGGAGCGGCAGGTTCTTCGGGAACTTCAGGCTCAAGCGGCTCAAGTGGTAACACAGGTGCGGCAGGTTCAAGCGGAACGAGCGGTTCGAGTGGAAACACGGGTGCGGCAGGTTCATCAGGGACTTCAGGTGCAAACGGTGCTGCGGGCTCAAGCGGAACAAGCGGTTCATCAGGAACTTCAGGCGCAAACGGAGCGGCAGGTTCTTCAGGAACGTCGGGTACACGAGGTTCATCAGGAACTTCGGGCGCAAACGGAGCAAACGGTTCGTCAGGAACTTCAGGCGCAAACGGAGCAAATGGTTCGTCAGGAACTTCGGGAGCAAATGGAGCGGCAGGTTCTTCGGGAACTTCGGGCGCAAATGGAGCGGCAGGTTCCTCGGGAACTTCGGGTACACGTGGTTCAAGTGGAACATCGGGTGCAAATGGAGCAAATGGTTCATCAGGTACGTCAGGCGCGAATGGAGCAAACGGTTCATCAGGTACATCAGGCGCGAATGGGGCGGCAGGTGCTGCAGGTTCATCAGGTACGAGCGGTACGAGCGTAGCGGTGAGCGGTACGACAAACAGAATCGTTAAATTCACTGCATCGACCACGATAGGAAACGCAAACGCGTCCGACGATGGAACGACATTCGAAGTATTGAATACGGTTGGATTTAAGGCAGCCAAATCGTTAGCGGTAGGTGCTTTGTCACCATCCGCAACCACAGGACGAATTGATGCTTCAAACGACATCGTAGCGTTCTCTACATCAGACAAACGATTCAAAGAAAACGTGAAGCGAATTGAAAACGCTCTCGAGAAAATCAAGACAATCGGTGGATACTCATTCGATTGGCGCGAGGAAGGCTTCGAGGCTCACGGATTCAAAGGAAGTGATGTCGGAGTAATCGCGCAGGAAATCGAATCAGTGTTGCCCGAAATCGTGAAGGTGAAAGCCAACGGATTCAAGGGTGTACGTTACGAAAAAATTATCGCCTTGGTGATTGAAGCAATCAAGGAGTTGGATGACAAAGTTGAACAATTAAAGAAGCAACAGTAATGGCAGTACCAACATCAAATATAAGTATGAGCGCAATTTACGGGGAGGCCAACGTAGGTGGCCCCCCGAGCGACTTGGCGGTTAGTGACTTATTCAAATTGTCATATTTTGAAAGTAACGCTTTCGGTGGTCCCTTGGCATATAATGCTTGGGGTATTTATGGAAATGCGAGTGGCGCAGACAGAATTTATGGACTTTCGGCAAGTAACACCAATAATAACTTTAATCAATTTGCGAGCAAAGTTTACTATATGGATAATTCAACGTATGCTAACTATGTAGATGTAGTCAACAATTTAGTAGCACCCCCCCCTCCTGACCCACCTGATTTGAACGATATAACTGTTTTTTGTAGATTATATGATTCTACAGGTGTTTATCAATATAGTTTGTTTCAGTCCTTAATAGCCGCAGGTGGTAGTGCAAGTCAAATATTTAGTAACACGACTGAACCTATTTTGGCAGTAGCATATTGGGAAGTTCAGTTTCAGCCATCGAGTCCTATGTTTGCAGGTACAACGTGTAATATAGATATAAATAATATTAGTAGCATCAAATTCATCAGGGTACATTGGCACTTACTTTGATATTTCAATAGGTTAAGTAAATTTGAAGTGAATAAAAATGTAACTATGGAAAAAATATTATTATCAGAAGAAGAATTAAATGAATCACGAATCATTTCTCAAATTCAAAATGACTTGAATTCTCAAATCGCGACTTTCACAAGACAAATTGAATCGTTAAAATCCAAGCGTAAATATGCAATCCAAGAATTCACAGAATTAGAGGAAAAAAACAAAGTCTTTTATGAGCATATTACTAAGAAATACGGTGTTGGAAGCATTGATTTGGACACGGGTGAGTTTACCCTAATAAATATCAAATGATAGTTGTTTTTTATGGGAAAAGAAACTCAGGCAAGACAACTCTTTGCCGTGAGTTTTATGGTTGGGTAAAACAGAATTTGCCTCTCAGATGTCATTACTTAGATGCAGACAAACTTCGGTTTGTTTATGGTCTAAAAGGATTCTCTGAGCAAACAGAAAGAGCATTGGTACAAAAAGCGATGGAAATATCGCGTTATGAGGAAAGTTTAAATGACGTTGTTTTGATTAGTATTTCTTTTGCATATAAGGACCAAAGAGAAGTTTTTGAAGAAAACAGGGGAATTTTATGGATACCTTTGACACACGATGAGTCTCAAAGGCCCACGAATAAAAAAGAATTTGAAAACGCTCAGTTCGAAAAATTGGAAAATGAAATTGACACATCGCAAAATGATGTGAAATCGGCATTAAATACAGTAATCCAACGCTACAAAGATTTTTGTGTAACTTCGCAATACAAGGGGAAATGACAACTCAACAGCAACAAAGCGCAATGATTGAAAAATGGGTAAATCGCATACTTCTTGGAATATGCGCATTTTTCTGTGCTCAATTATTTGCGGATATGAAAACTCAACGTCACGACATAGAAGAAGTGAAATTGAGTAACGCGAGAATTGAAACGGAAATAAAGTACATCAGAGAAATGGTGGAGCCGTATCGAAATAATAAAGTAGTTAACAATTAAAAAATTATGCCAATACCTGTAGCAATAGCGGCAGCATTAATCACAACGGCAGGTAGTACGGCTGTAGGTGGTTTAGATGTTGTCTCAAAACGAAAACTCGAAAAAAACCTTGCTAAATTAAACGCTGCGGAGGCCGAGGCTCTTCAAAAGCAATTAGCAAAAGAAAAGGATGCTCAAACCAAATTGATTTTACTGCAGGATGCTGCGGATAAAGCGCAAAAAAGAAGCACGACGAATATAATTATTGGCTCTGCAATCGGCTTAATTGGCTTGATTGCGGCAATTATTGCATTAAAAAACAAAAAGTAATGGAGTTTTCAAAAGAAGTAAAAAACGCGGTCATCATTGCAGTTGCGACAATTACTTTATATGTGCTGTTGAAACCAAAGAAAAATAGTCTTAGCAAGCCTATGAAGGCGACTAAAGACGAACTGAGTCAAAAGCAAAATGCTCGAACCATTTTGGATGCTTACTTAAATGCAGTTGATGCAAAAGAATCATCAACAGCACTACAGAAATTGAACGCAATTTTTGCGGACGAATATTCAATGAAGGTGTATAAAACAAAGAGTGGCAGTTATGTAGCGCGAACCTTAGACGGTAAAGATGTATTAGTAGCAAAATAATGGCCACGTTCAATCCAATCATAACGACATATCCAAATGACGCAATCAGAGTTACAAGCGCGTCTGATATTAGTTATGAAACGGTGAACGCAAGTGTGGGTACGGGTTACTATTATGATTTCAAAAGTTTTTATCAATTTTCATCGGTCTTAGAGCAACTTCTTGAACCCATATACTTGCTGAAATTTAGTAAACAGGGTGACAGGAATGTTTACTATATGAATAATACAATTGACCCATATCAGGGTACATCGGCATTGTCTATAGATACCGAATTTCTTGATTACAGGTTTGATTCAAACAACGCTTTCATCCCAAGAATTCTTGGAAATACAACCTTGTTTTATCGCTTCGATATTCACGAATTAAGTAATGAAGATTTATTGACAAGGGGAGAAAGTAATTTTGGAATGATAGATTTTTACGAAGATTACGAAATAGATTTCTGATGCCCGCCAAAAAAATGATATTAAATATTGAAAACCATACGCCCTATCCCGCGTATATTTCTCTTTTAGGTGGTCTTCAGGACCCAAACCAATATAATATCAATGCTCAAACAGAATATTTGTATGATATCGGTAACTACAATTGGGCGACATCAAGCATATGGACTTTACAATTCAAAAGGGTTGGAGCATCGACTTTCAGTGTACAACAGGGGCCTACAAACGGAAGTTCACAGGCATTTTTGATAAATTTAAATCTTTCAAGTTTAGGGTTGTTCAATACGCTTAGAGTGAGTTCAACCATATTTCTTCTGTACACTTTCAATGATTACTACGAGTTTGGTACACTTACAATAAACTAAAAACCACCCCGAAAGGTGGTTTACAGTCTGAAGGAACAGTCACTTCTCAATAGAATCTTTAAAATCGTCGAATTCAAAATACTTTAATATTTTGCAACAACGACACGAATTTAGTGTCAATCATCTGTATAAGCAAGTTTTGCATAAAGGCCCTTTTTTGTGGGCTTTTTGTCGTTTATAATGATGACTCTTTCTTCATCATCAAGGGTCAAAACTGCACCTCCTTCAACTTGGTCGTCAAAACTTAAAGCCCTTGAACCCAAGGAGTCTTTTGGCAGTAGTTTAGACAACTGTTTCAACACGATTTTCTTTAGCATCCAAAATTGACTGTCTTTTGCGTCATTGAAATACAGTTCGTTTCTATTTTGAAGATTCTCCACAATCGTTTCCAATTCTTTCTTAGACATCACCTTGAAGACCTTTTCTTCATCGCGCGTTTTGACCATCGCGTAAATGTGAGTTAAAGAAATCGATGTTCTCAAATCGTCTTTGGGTTTGTGACGTAGAATTGGGTCAAGTCCAAGTTCATAATCGAAGTCATCCGCCTCGTGCACAGACTCACACCAAATTGATTTTACGCCATTATTTCGCATCAAGAGTGTGATTACACCTTTGTAGCCTAAAATAGGCTTAATTTGGCCCTTGTAGGGCAAAAAGAAAAACTCTCCGACTGATGGATTGGGGCTCAAACCCAATTCTGCACAATGAATGATTGCCGCAAACAGGTTGCGAGGATTTTTTTGGAATGCAAACAGCATTTCTTCATTTCTCCTGACTTCAGTTAAAACAACTTGTTTGAACTGAGCGGGCGATATGGAATGATTTTTCAACAAATCGACCAATACCTTTTGTTCAAAAGTGTCGAGTTGAATACTAAATTTTGTTAAAAGGGCGTTATCCATTGGTTTTTTATTTTGATTTAATTAGGGTTAGGGCTTCTTTCATCATCCTGACTTTTTTCAAATCTGAGGGCGTGTAGCCGTGTATGTCAAGCAACCTATTAAAAGTTGCTATTCTCTGTTCAATCAGAATTACAGATTCGTCTTTGGTGTGATTTGGAAGCAACTCATTTACAATTTCAATAGCATCTTTTGCTTCGGGAAAAGGAATAAAGGTTTCGTACATTATGGTTTTGGATTGATGTCAACAAGTGATTTCTGACCTATGTGAATGAATAAATTTTCTTTGGTTAAAATTTGTTGTCTGTTTGGATATTCATCGGCAAATTTCAATTCCCATCCGTGGTCTTTGTGAAATATTTTGTTCTCAAAAACGCGTCTGCGAAAAATTGAAGGGTTGTTACCATAATTGTTCATTTTTACCTCTTGCCATTTTAAAAATCCATTTTGCATTTCATAAAAGTGCCTGTAATTTTTTGGGAAAGGGTTTTTCCAATAATATTCATTCAAAGAAGTTTCTGACTTGATTTCGTCGGATTGAATTTCAAATACCTGAGAGAACATAATTTGGTCAAATGCGGAATGCTTTTTCAAATAATTGATGTGTTTGCCTAAATCGAGGGGTTTCACTGATTCCCAATCGTCTTCAAGCAAAAATACAAATTCGCTTGGTCCCATTAGGTGTTTAATCATATTGAACTTATCTACATAATCAAATTGACCATCACTGTTAAAAGTTACTACGTGCGCTTTTTTACCGAACAAGGCATCCAAATACAATTCCATTTTATATCGCTCCTCAGAAGTACTTCGGTCATCCAAAACCCAAACCTCATTGAACATAGTCCTGTAGTTTGGATTGTGTTTCTGAAGAGATTTCAGTGTGCGCAGGAAATAGTCAAAACGTCTGCCTGATGAAATTATCAAATTAGGGGCCACGTGAGGCTCGTAATTGATGTAATAGCCATATTCGTCATCTCCATACAATAACTTCAAATTAGGATACCTATTGGCCATAACTTCAGGTGTTAAATCAGGTTGATGGTGAGTCTCATAAATGTTTCCCTCATATTCGCCCCTGTGCTCCAAATATGGAACAGCCACCAAGCATTTAATATTGTAGGTTTCTATTGTACCCATCAACAAAGTTGCATCAGATGGTGTGAGATGCTCAAGTATGTCGCCTAAAATGATGTAATCATACATCAAAATGTTAACGGTCATAATACTTTGCTGATAAATGGTATTGTATTTTGCTGCAAGGTTAAATTGAGGAATGTAGGGGTCCCAAATTTCCACTGCGTCCATTGGAATTTTTAAAAGGTCCGCATAGGTTCCTGAGCCCGCTCCAACGTCAAGGACGCGGGGATTAGAGGTGTTCTGTAGTTCTAAGAGAATGTGCTCTCGAACATTGTGTTTGAATTTGTTATTTGAATAGGGCATTTTAGTAGAATACTTGTTTGATTTTAGGTAAAAGGGCTCTTTGTTCGCAAGTTTCATTTAGGTGGCACTTGTTACACCTTTTGAGTTCGGGATATGCTTTCCAACCGTTTGGAGATTTCATTTCTCTTTTTAGTGCTTGAGAAACATTTTTGACTCCCTCCAAGTGTTCCATTTCTTTGCTTGGGTCTACCAAAACTTCAAAAATTCGGACATCCATTGGGTCCTTGGTATTGAATACAAAAAAGTAAAAAGGCACATCATCTGTCTTGAATTTTTCTTTAGCAATAATTTTGTAGTGAACGGCTTGGGTTAATATTTTTTCCTTCTGTTCAAGGAAGTCTTCGTGCCAACCCAATTCATTCCATTTGTCATCCACTAAACCTGAGTATTTAAGGTCAATGATACACTTTTTACCATTCCATTTTGCAATAATATCGGTGGTGCAAGACATATTCAATTTTGTGCTCACCAACTTTTTGCCAAAACTCAGCATTTTAATGTTCATTGCTTTTAAAAGGGCTCTACAAAAAATGGCACTTTGATTGGCGCGTTCATAATCTTCTGACAACCTTTCTTTTGCTGTCCCTTTGTAAACCGTATCGGGTTCGGGTGGTGTTCCGTCACCATAAGCGGGAAGACCTCCTGTGGCCATATATTCAAAATATTGACCAAGTTTCATTGCTTTGGTCGGCACAGATTGAATACCATCGAGGTATTTTGCTTTCACAACTAAGCCACATTCTTCTTTCACCCGATATTCGGCAAAAGACTTCATAAAAGATTGACTAATTTTCATTTGGTGTATGTTTTAAAAAAAAGGTTTTAAAAAATGATTCACTCACGGCCATTTGGATTAAGACAAGATTGCTCCAATTTATTGCAGCATAAAATTTGCCTTCTTTTTTTCTCAGCAGTATATCGAAACGTCGGCATACAAAATATTTGCTCTCGTCTGTCAGTGACAATGCTTTAGTGAAATAATCCTCTACACTGTTTTCCATAAATGCAAAATGTCATTGAGGGTTTGTCCCTGATTTAATACATAACAATTAGACTCAAGTTGTCTTTCAATTAACCAATCGTTCCAATTATCCATTACAAGTTGTATTAGGCTCATCGGAGACCCACGACGTTCCATCCGCTTATAATATTCTTTTTTGCAGTTCAGAGCGGGTACTACTATAGAAAAATCAATAAAGTTTTCTTGTAAACACTGACGAACATTTTCGTGACTACTGACAAATACAAAGTCAAGAAAATCGTGTTTCATTTGAAATTTAATGTGGTCAATATAGTTTTGAGGAAAATCAGGATTTGGCATTCTTGAGCCACTATGAGTCATAAGAAAATCTCCATTAGGGTCCGTAAGCCAATTCCATTGACTTGAATCAAGGTCAACACACATAAAATTAGAATTGCGCGCTGCATAAGTTTTTCCAATCGCAGGAAAGCCTGAAATTACTTTTGTAGCCATAAAAAATTACGGGTGTTAAAATTTAATTCGTAGTTTTTGATTTCCTGATACCGTGGCTTGTTTTCTTCAACGAATTCCATTTCAAGCAATTTAACATAACTATCAAGCCAAAACCTTGCTTCTTTCAAAGAATCAAAACCATAATCAGGTTGCCTTTGAAGCGGAAACCAAAAGAGATTAAAAAATTTTCTGTCAATTGCATACCCGCCTTGCGAAAATTCGCGAATTCGAAATTGTAGTTTTTTTGTTTTCATATATTAGTTGTTAGTTGTTTTTTTTGACCAACCCCGTCCATCCCACATCACTTGACCTGTCTTTGTTTCTTTCACGCTTACATCAGCCACAAGGGTCTCAGAAGTCTCCCGTAACAAATTGGTAAGGATGTACCCTTTTTCTTTGAAATTAGGGTCATTGCAAACCTGTTCAAGCACTTTCCTTGCAGTATGCTTACTCTTTGCTTCGACGCTTATAGGCTTATCGATATCAAGAAAGTAATACTTGTAGATTTTCATTAATTTCGAAGTGATTTACTGCAATGGTAAGTCGTGTGCAAAAGGGGAGTTTTGCCAACTGACTCCCCTTTTATTTTTGACCGTATCCTAAATCTTTTTTAACAGTCCTTGTATGTTTTTGACGTGATACCCATTCGTCACCGCGCAAATGCGGGTTTTCTTCTTGGACCTTTTGCCATTGACGTGCTATTGACGCTTGGTGTTCAAAAGTGCCCTTGGAATAAAGGCTGAAAAACTGTTTTGCGCTCAGTAATTCAAAGTCAATCTTATTTTTAGGTGCATCTATATGATACCAATAATTACAAGTTGTTCGGAGCAAGTTGTCACGGAGACTTGGGTCTTGTTCTAACAACACCTTTACGTTGTGTTTTACATCACCGCGTTTGCCATTTATTTTAAAATGCTGTTTCATATATCAGTATTTTGGATTTCGTAAAATTGAATGGCATTTTTGATTGTTTCAAAAATCTGTCTGTGAGATTGAGACTCGCCCTCGCTGTCACAGCCAACAATCAAACCATTGTTGAAAAAAGGACCATAAACATTTCCTTTGGCGGCTTGAAAAGAAAATGCTCCTTTAACGTAGCCATCGCCCTTGATAAGACTTTCTTCGTCTACAAAGCAAGTGTCCATATGAGATTTTGATTCAACAGCGGAAACGATTGGTAAGTAAAAACCTTTTTCAATCATTTCGCATTCAAGGCCCATCGCATCATACATAGATTGTAGACCACCTTCGATTTCGACTTCGTAAACAGTCCTGCTTACTACGTCAATTTTTATGCATTTCATAATTTTATCCATTGTCCTTTTTAGTAGCGTTCATCAATATTGCAATCCTTGCAGGTAGAACAAATTCCATATTACAAGAATCGCAACACTTACCTAATACGTTTAATGGAAACGCATTGTTTCCATAGCCCACAAATAGCACACGGCAAATCGGGCATTTTTTTAGAGAGTTTCCCATTGTTTTCATTTTTGACAATTCAATATTACAAACGAAAACTTATTTTGCAAAATAATTTTTGTGAATGGATTAAAATTTTATTGAAAAGGGCAAAAAAGCCTTTTCGGGCTCCAAATACTTCTTCAATTCGTTATAAACGACAATTGCTGTTGGACGGTCTGAAGCCATTTTTTTGCCTTTAAAGAACATAAATGCTTGCTGTTTAGAGGTATCCATACAGCCAAAACAAAAAGTCCGTTTACTTGGCGGGTAAGTTTCCATCAGATAAGGCTGTAGAGTCGCAAACTCCTGACCATTCTCAAGATAGTTGTGATAAGTAAAGTAGTATCCATTGAGGCACACTTCTTTAAAATTTTGGTTATCAAATATTTTTCGATTTCGCTCAAGGACATTGTATCCTTGATTTGTCATATAATCCAACATCGTTTCGTCGTCCAAGACTTTTTCGAAGCGCATAGGTGTAAGTTGTAAATTCATATTTTTTAATATTCTAACTGTTTGTAGGAAAACTGCTCGGCATCCAAGTATTCGTAAACTTTACGACGGTTCTCGACGGTGTCGCGATAATAAATGCAATCGGTTCGGTAAGCCTCAAAATCATTCTCGAGGATTTCGGCAATCGCTGACATCATTTCAAAACACTTGTACCGAATACCACGGTAAAGCAAATTAACTCTTGGGTCTTCGCTTGGAATTACAATTGGGTTCTTTTGTTTGATACCATTTTGAAATTCGTGATAAGCAACACTTCTACCCAATACTGCAAGGGCGGCCAAGCGAATAACTTTCCAATCGTTCCCCTGAGCCTTTTTGTAAGTGTTGTCACTGATTATCCCAAGTTTGTGGGCAATAACCCAATAGGCACTATTGATATCCGTGCCCGTGATTACTCCATACGATGCATCATAATCATAATTGGTTTGATTCACGGGATATTTATCGGGCACTTTCCAATTTGGGTTTTGCTGTAAAAACCTCATTGCATCATTTTTGACCAATTTGAAAATGAACAATTTGTTTGCAGGAAAACTTTTTGTATCACGACTCTTATAAATCGTTTCTACACCTTGGTAGACAATTTGAGTCATAAATTTCGTTTCCCTGTAAACAAAGTTCTCACCCATCTTAACCAAACGGTTGAAAACGGATTTGGGATTTGCACTTGGTTGAAAACGACTTTCAATAATTCCAAATGTTTCGCTCTTTTTTGCCATTGTGAATCACGAAATTAAGCAAACAAAAATTATTTCCAAAAATAATTTATCAAATTGTTCCACCACGTTTGAATTTGTCAATTGCGGCTGTGGTTTGTGCAATAATCGAAGCCCGTTCTGCTAAGTATTGTTTCTTCGTCAGAATCTTTGCATCATACAGTCCTTTTGAATCAGCCAATAAACGCTCTTGACGGTCAAGGGCCTTTTGAATGTTTTCTGCACGACGCTTATCGAATTTGGGCTCGGCTTTTTTCTGAGGTTCTTTTTTGATTGGTTCCTCTTTAGGTGCAACTTTTACTGTGGGTCTTTCTCGGCCACGAATGTCTTTTTTACGAGCCTTTTCCCTTTTTTGCTTGGCAAGTTCTTTTCGACGTTTTACGATTTCCCTCCGTCGCGACCTACGCTCCTCCAATGTTTCTTCCGAAAGGACCATCGGTTGCGCCTCTTCAAAAGTTTCCGAAGGTATGATTTGCTGTCCACCGACATAAATGGTAAACTGAATGAAATAAGAATCAGGTCTGCCATCGTCTTGCATATTTGGACGTACTCTAACCTCTCCCTCCCAATAAGGCTCACTTTCATTTTCAGGCATTTCGCCCTGAATGTAGTCACGAACACTTTCAACGATTTCGTTTAAGCCACTACCCTCATAGGTGTATTCGCTCAGTTCTATAATTCCCGTGCTACCGTATTCACCCGCGTTAACTTCAAACCGTAGATTTTTACCTCCTGTTTCTGCAGTCAAGTCAACATCAATAAAATTGTCAAGGTCAAACCAAAAAACACCACTTAATAAAGTGATTGGAATACTTAATGGATTGACGAAATCTCCGACATTGATTACACCCGACCCTGTCAAAGCGCGGTCTACTGATTCACGGATATCAGCAATTTTGACCTCTCGGCTGCTCAAGCCTTTGTATTCAGGGTAAATTTTTTCTTTAATGAAGGCCGTAAGTTCTTTGCCTTTTAAAGGTTTTTCCTGTTTTTCAAGTTCTTTGGAAACAGTCTTTCTGACCTTTTGATAGAGACGGGAGGCCCTCGAAATTTTTCGTCGAGTTTCCTGAGTTACTTTTTTTTTCTTGTTAGCCATTAGTGAAGGGATGCGAAGGTATATGATGTTGAATTTGCAAGCAAATAAATTTTTACACTATAGTCTTAGGCCCTGTAATTACGCGGGTTTATACTCTAATGTACCTTGTTCGTCAATATCTACATCTACAAGCATTATGACCAATCGTTTTGCGGGGTTTCTACTGTCTTGAAATACGACGGGCCTGTCTTTAGAAAACAGTAAACTCACGGACATATCCTTAGGGTTGCTTATTGTCTCGGTCCAAGGATTTGACATTACTTCAAAAAATTCTTCGTTTCCAAGTGTGATTTTAAATGCGGTATGTTTCATATTATGTATTTTTGCGTGTTATCCATTGTGATTTAGGGGTGGTCATTGCTCAATTTGGCCGCCCCTTTTCGTTGCAAATATGAATAGAATCCCGACCATTTGGTTTCACAATTTGGTCAATGAATAGTTTTCTTTGTAAGTGTTATATTTGTAAGTAAATGAAGGTGAACCGTTTTACCCTGATTGTGATTTCTGCCTTTTCGGTAGGGGTTCTTTATGCTTTGGGTAAAAGCCCTAAAAAATTTAATCCCCTTGGCAAGAAGGCAATTTTTGTTGGTGACTCACATACAGCGGGTTTTGGATGGGGATGGCAAGACGCACTCGCCAAAAAATATGGATTCACCATTCAGCAAAATTTAAGTAAGGGTGGATACCGAACTGACCAATTGCTACCGATTCTTCAAGACTACCTCAAAACAGCAAAGGGTGCGGAAATCTTATTTATCTATGCAGGGGCAAATGATAATTTCAGTTTGGTACAAAATCAAAAAGCAACTCAGAATGTACAGAAAATGGTGGATGCAGGGCGTAATGCAGGCATTGACAATATCTATGTAATTTCAGGATACAGGTCAAGCAAGGTCATTTATGATTTGAAGAGGTATGGTGACTACATTGAAAAGAGTGATGCATACAAAGAGGGGCTCGCAAAAAATATCAAAAACGCTGTAGTGGTTCCAATTTGGGAAGAAGCGGATTACAAAATGAGCACTGATTCATTACACCTTATCCAATCGGCCCAAAAGAAATTTGCTGATTATATCGGGGCGCAAATATTTAAAGACACCAAATGAAATTAACCGAAACTGATAAAAAAATCATTTTGATTGTGGCGGCCCTCTTTGGGGTTGTAGTTGCTGTTAACGTATCAGCGGCTCCATCAAATCGAAAAGCAAAAAGCAAATGGAGGTTTTCAAAATACCCTCTCCTTTGGGATACAGTTTTGCGCGGTGAGGCAAAAACTTGGAATGATTACAACTTCTATACTTCAAAGTTGAATTCACGGGTGAATGCAAAAGACACGTTACCCTTTTCAAGCAAATTACTCACACAAATGACCATAGGAAAGGTTATTGAATACCAAAGTATGTCGAGGTCAGGTAAAGGGCAATTGTGGGCAACAGGGCACTTTCAAATCATTCCATCAACTCTGAAATCAATGTATGGAAAAGCGCGGTTAAATCTTGATTCAATTTACAATGAACAGAACCAAACCAAAATTGCTGATGCGCTAATCGATGCTGAAAGCACTTTGCCGAAGTATTTGAATGGTAAAATTGACGACACCGATGTTAATTTGAAAAAGGCTGCGCTTGACATTGCAACAGTTTGGTCAAGCATAGGAGTACCTTATGCTCTTACAAATTATAAAGGTGTGTATCGTCCATACAATGCATCGTATTATGGAGGCGATAAGGCAAGTGTCAGCACCGAAGTCGTTCAAAAAGTTTTACGTGAACAACGTAAAGCACTACAAGGTTAATCGAAATCGGTCATTATAAATATTGGGTATTCATCATCGTTACGAAGTGAACCCAACACATTGAAATCGAAGTGTTCAATAGCGTCTTCAAGAGTCATACCATCGTCTTCTACCAATGTTTGAATTGCTAAGTCATAATCATAAATCAAACGATAGTGTTGCAAGTCAACACCAATAACAGCCTTGTCAAAACCATCAGCCTTGAGAAATTCCACGTCGGGATACGTCTCGATAATTTGTTCTAATTTGTTGTTCATACAGCGTAATTTGGGCGTAAAGTAAAGAAAAAAAATTGATTAATCCATTAACTATATTTGTATTATGAATAAAAAAGAAATCATACTTATAGCCGCAGCCGCTACAGGATTATACTTGGTGCTTCGTGGATTGAAAAAAAATAATCCAAAAGGTCTTGGAGAAGAGTTTAAGAATGCTATCGGGGATGTATTCAAGAAAAAGAAGACTTTTGGTCAACGCGCGAATGCAACGCGATGCGAAACCAATCTTGAGCGGTTAGGTCGTTTGTTTCCGAATGAGGACCAATACAATGCTGAAGTGGGAAAAGCATATCAGACCCAAGGCTCTAATTTTAACTCTTGGGCAAAATCTGACGCTAAACCTTGTTTTGTAGTTGGTGCGGACCAAGGAGGTCTTCAAGGCGGGGTAAATAACTTCACTGCAAATGATGATTTCTTTAACGGCAACGGCTGTAAAAAGCCTATGAAGTCGGCATACAATAATTACATCGGCTCAGATGGACAAGGAACTTACTTCAATGCACACGGGGATATGTCGTTAGACAATCTTGTACGTTCATACAAAAGACCATAATGATGAATTTTGAAAATTTAAAAAAGAACACAACAGCAATTATTGCAATAATTATCCTGACTTTAAGTTATGCAATTTTATTCAGCATAATTTTTTGGGATTTTCCAACAGACCAAAAAGATATATATTTTACTATCGCAGGCGGGGTTACATCTATCGTGACTATGATAGTTTCATATTATTTTGGGTCAAGTAAAAATCAAAACGACGAAAAATGAAATTTGACCAATCAAAAATCGAAAAGACCCTAAAGAATAAAGCATATGCGTATTTCGAAAATGGGGAGTACAATTTGAATATCGTAGGTATTCGGAATTCAGACACAGGTAAGCGAGTGACCAATCAATTTGATGATTGGATGACAATTTCTTACAAAGAGAATGGAGTTTGGAAATATTTAGAGTGGCCTTGCACCGTAGACAATGGTGATGGTAGTGCGCGTCTCGTAGAAGGGCAATATCGAGGTTCATTCACCATTGGATTGCACCAAGGGAAATACAAGGCATTGAAGCAATGTAAGCCTCTGAAAGTTTACAGAGATTGGAACTTGAAAGATGGGACTTATGATGAAAGCAAAATTTATGATGATGTCGCAGGATTAAACATTCACAAAGCAGGAGCAGATAGCCAACAGGTTAACAATTGGAGTGAGGGATGTCAAGTCTTTAAGAAATCAGCGAATTTTGATGAATTTATGAAAATTATTGACCTATCAGTACCGTTGCACGGCAAAATTTTCACCTACACCTTGATAAACAGTAATGACATAAATATTGCAAATACCCCAATAGTTTAAATTATGACAGCGGCAAAAAAAGTAAGTGCTAACACCTTGCCTGTTAGTTTTGACCAATTTAGAAAAAACCCTGTGGCAGCAGTCGCATTTTGTATGCTTGCGGCAGTAGGCTATCTTTATTACGATTTGAGAAATGGCTATAAAGACCAAATAGACTCTTCAAACAAAAAAATCGATAATTTGGATGTGAAAATTGACAAATTAGGTAGTGCATTAAAAAAGTCAGATTCTGCGCTTAGTGCAGCAATAACTGAATTAAGAATTATTAACACAATGAAAAAATTATGAAAAAGACATTAGTAATTTTTGGATTATTATTTATTTTCTTGGAAGTGTTTCAACCATTAGGGGCTATCAACGCCCCTAAAGTTGATGAATTAGAGACTATGCTAAAGAAAATTGAAAACAACTTGAAAAGTGCCTCACAGGTAACATCTTTGGCCAAAGCGAAGGGTGAAAAGTTGGTTGCAAGTAAAGTTCAAGAAAAAAACGAATTGAAGAAAAGCGTTCAAAAACTCACTGAAAAGGTTGAAATTTTTGCTGTGAAAATGACTGAAGCAGGAATAGATACCGCTACAAAAACTGATAATTTTAGATACGAAGGCCCATTGTACGAAGAGTGGCTTGAATATCAAAAAAATGGAGGCGAATCTGATTTCGAATACTACAGACTATACAAAAAATGAAATTGATAAAAGCATTTATCATTCTGTTGACGTTAACAGGATGTTCGGCAAAATGGCACTTGAATCAAGCAATAAAGAAAAATCCCGCGATGGCGCAAATTAGCGTCTACGGGATTGATACTATTTTTGTTCGGGATAGTATTTTGATGACAGACACGTTTACCACGACAGAAGTCGATACAGTGACTATAACCAAGGATGGGGTGACAACTGTTGTTTACCGTGACCACGATGTTATTCGCGTCAGGACAATTGTAAAGGCTGATACTATTCGCTACACAAAGACAATTACCCTACCACCACAAATCAAATTTATTGATAGAAAAAAAGGCTACGAGAAGTATGCTCCTTATTTGGGTTTTTTACTTCTGATTCTTTTGATGATTTCGATTCTAAAAAACACACGGAGGGGTTGGTGATGTCTTTAATTAAGAACAAGGATTACTTTATCATCGGTTGCTTAGGAAAGGCTCAAAGAGAACCTATTCGCCAATGGATGAAAGACAATAACAAAACTTCACCCGTAGTTCCTGAAGAGGGACCAAATGCAAATGATTGCATTACTTTGGTGGATTATAAAGATTGGATAAAAACTCAGCAATGGCCAAATGGATATCCAACGTAATGTAGTAAATATTTACTAAATTTGCGTTCTATTGCGGGGAAGTGTATTGGTTGCATTTGTGGCTCATAACCACGAGGTAGTGGGTTCGATTCCTACCCCCGCAACAAATTACAAATATGGAACTTGAAAAATATGTGTATCCCGAAAATCACGGTGCGTTAGTAGAGGCCTTTTATGATGAAATTTATCACGGCCACGAATACGACAGGTATTTCAAAATTCAACCACACGACATTGTTATTGATTGCGGAGGCTTTGTAGGCCTTTTTACCAATTATGCGCTATCTCAGGGCGCGAGTACCGTTATCACCGTAGAGTGCGAACCTGAGTATTGGAAATGCTTGATTAAAAATGTCAAGTCGTATGACGCTCAAGTAATATTTGGGCGCGTGTTTCAAGACGACATACCAACTACGAATCCTGATGTGGCTCCATCATATTCAATTGAAGGAATAATGAATCTGAAAAATCTACCTAAGGTCGATATGGTGAAGATGGATATTGAAGGAGCAGAATGGGGCGTTTTAATTAATATGGATGATGATGTGATGAAGCGGGTGGACAGATGGGCGATTGAAGTGCATTTGGAGTGGAGTCAGAATGACACGGTGTGGGCAGGTCACGGTAGAGACTTTGACGGGCACCTTTTAAGCAAACTTGTTTTCGTGATGGAGAAATTCTCCAAGAATGGATTCAAAGTCAATTATGAGCAGATACACAAGAGTTGCAGACTTGCAATGTTGTATGCATACAAATAAGATTTAGTGTTTAGTTTCCGCAAAAATATGGCCCCTGTGGGGCCTTTTTTTGTTTAATGGGTACTTGTACCCCATTTACCCCTTTTCCTTTCCCTGAGGGCCTCCTTTTCACTATTAGGCCTAACCCTGTTA